TTAACCTAAATGAATAACTAACGGCATGTATCTAATATCTGTTAATACTTGGTTTGTACGCCCAGTGAATCTAATTGATAAACCCCAAATTTTTGGGCTACTTGTAAAGTTACTTCTAATGAGTGATCCTTGTATATCAATATTCTCTCCATTAAGTGTATTTACATCAACAATAACAATGCTATTAGCAGGTAACGATAATGAGACCGTAAGATTAGTAACCGTTCCCGCAGGATACTTTATGTTTTTGACCCTATAGCCGCCATTGTTTATATCCCAATCGGTTTGTACACTTATTACATCGGAACCATTGTTGACTATACAAAACGGGTTTCCAGTAAATATGTTTTCGATGCCGATTGTCGGTACTTTCTTACCATTTAGACTGCCGTTTAAAGAAATTAATTGATCCTGTAAAGCCTTACCCTGTCTTGCGTCTAATACAAAATCAGCCTCAGTTGTAGTGAGATTATTTGCGACATTAGCTTTATCAATCTTATTATCAACCAAGGCTATTTTATCTTGTAATGTTTTAGCGAGAGCAATTACTTTTGTAGCATCGTCTCTTGTGATTGTGATCCCATCAACTTGAATTGTGTCTGCACCATGAAGCGTACCATCTTCGTCAGCAGTAATAGTAGTACCGTCTGGTGTATATTTTGTCAGTCCATCTAACTTCTTTGCATATTCCTTTGTCATAAGTCCGTCAACCTTATCCGTAGCCTTTGGAATGGCATTAGCAGAAATTGCCACCCATTTAGTACCATTATAACGATATGTATAATCAGTATCTTTTACATTAACTGTCCATCCGTCATCCGGGGTAGGATATGTGGTTGCAATGTCATCAAAAGTGCTAACAGCCTCTTTCCAGTCGATATTGGTTTCGAGTGTGGAAAATTTATTATCAACCTCAGATTTGGTATATTTGTCATCCCAAACCTTTTTCCCATTTTCAAGGTCTGTTTTTAGTTGATTTTCCACACTTTCTGCTCGTGTTTTTTCCAAAGAAACCGCTGTTTCAAGTGAAGTGATTTTTTGGGTATTGTTTGAAATATTTGTGACATTCTTTTTAATGTCCTCTGTATTTTTTGATACATTTTTCTCAATTTCATCAACTTTTGCCTTTACGACTTTATTCTGAATCGGATTTGTTGAGATAGAAGAGAGAGCATCATCAACAGGCAATCCTCTGACAATACCATTCTCGTCAATAGTAATTGTGCTTCCATCTACTTTGGATGCAATATGTCCATTATTGTCATTAAGAGTAACAGGGTATCTTTTTATATTCTCATTTTCGCTTTTCTTACAAATATACAATCTATCATCTGAGTATTCAAAGTAATATCCATTTAACTTGCTATTAATATTTCCAATGGCTTCATCAATCAGTCGAATATTACTTTTTCCACCAGTACCAGTTAAGGCTTCAAACACACTTGTCTGTAACTCATCATAGTCATCTCTAATAGACCACAATGTTACACCAGTATTCTGTAATATTTCAGACATTTAATTCTCCTTTCATTAAATTGCTTTCTTTCTTCCCAAAGTTTCTATTGGTTCATTTGGGATTTCGCCTAAAGCACCCGATAAATTTCCTAACTTTAAGAAATACCAAGCCGCTGAATTTACAGGTGGATTATCAATTGAAATATCATTATTTGCAATACGAAGTACACTGCTAACAGAAGTGTTAGCCACTCCATCGAAAATGATAGAATTATCTTTCATTTTCTCAGGAATAGCAACATTATGTTTTACATCGTTTTTAATTTTTACTTCATTAATCATCTCGAAAACTTTGGCAATATAGATCCAGAAAGTGTTTACGATTTTTAGATTTGATTCTGATGGGTGTAATTTTACCATCAGTTTATTTAAAAAATTATTCTTTACAATGATATTGTTTTCTGTTATCTTAGGATAAATTTTGAGAGAACTGTCAACGGTTTTGGTTGTAATTTTAATGACATTTGGTTTTGTTTTTAATCCAAGTCTCAGTCTTGTTACAACCGTATTTTTAATTTTAATGACATTCGCCCTAAACAATCCTTGAGTATAAGCAGTAATTCCATGTATCATCTCAGAATAACTATGTGAATTATCTATAATAGCTTTGATGCTATGGTAATTACTTCTCATATTACCACCTCACATCTTCTAAGCATTAAGAATAGTGGTGGTCAATCCATTCTCAGGGAACTCCAAAATCGCACCTCTTGGTACTTCCTGCGTCTTTGTGAGCTGTCCATAAAAAAGCATATTACCGCCTGTCTCCTGGTCGAACATAGCCCAGTGAGTAATTGGTGCGGCTTGTGTAGTCCATGATTCTTCCGCTTCAGCAAAACGAAGTGTACTAGAATTTGAAATACTTCCACCATTAGCTGCGTTCCAATTCACAGAATTAGAAGAGATTGCCAATCGCTTATAACTTGAAGCGTCTGGTTCAGTACAATTCGATCCTGCATCTGTGGGTGCAGATTTACTCAATGCAACATAAATAATGCTTGGTGGAGTATAGCTTTCTCCTCTAAACTGATTATCAAGTGTTTTATTTTTTAAATATGTAGTCATTGCCATAATAGCTTTCCTCCTTATTTTTAATTATTTAATTAAAGGTTTGATTGATATTTTGCCGAGATCAGCAACAAAGATAAAACTGTGAATATCTCGAATTATAATTTGATGTGTAAACTTTCCGAATAAGTTCATAGTGTCTGACGGTAGAAGAGTAATAGTAATTACATTTTCCTCATATTTGACTTCATCTGGACTATCTGCTGAAGTTTTTGAAGCTAAACATTCGGTTTCTCCGTAGCGGCTCATTCGCCATTCAACAGATTCTATTGCTACTTTTTTAAATTCTTCTCCAAGAATTGTATATAAATCTAGTGTAATTGTCTGTTGTGATCCTTCAATCATACCAAAGTCTGAATTGTTAAATACTTCACATGACATTTACTTTACCTCATTATTTTGTGACTCCTTTGTTACATTTTCTTTTTTATCCTCTATAATAGGACTATTAAGAATCACACTAATTTGTGCGATTCCTTGCGCTTGTTGAATTCCTGTAAAATTCATAGAATTCAGAATATTAAAAAGAAGTTGTATCTTATCTTTTGGATAAGAGACAACTTCCTGTACTTGTGTATTATTCTGTTTTTGTTCCATATTAACCCTTTCTTTATTTCTTTTTGAACGTGCTATTACACCATGATTTTGTTGCATAACCACTTAAGTCAGATGCAGTAACCATTTTACGATATACTTTAGACAACTTATCTGCTACATATTCTTTTACATACGTTTGAACATAATCTGGTGTTGCTCCTGTCAAAATACCAGAACTATAATTAGAAAAATCAATGAGCCTAGATCCACCGCCATATGTTCCAACTGCAACTGAGTAAGATGCTTCGATATCTTTTGTACTTTTTGGAAGCGAAGAAGAAGTGATAAGTTGTTCACCGTTTGCAAAAATTATACCTTTTAGATTGATAACATTTGATTGAATATTCAATTTGTTAGAACCATTTATATAATTACAATCCATAGAATTAGAGAATATACTATTATTACTTATTATTGTTCCGTTATTATTTCCATTAGATAATAACTGTATTAAGCTTGGAGATATTATACTTGTTCCATAGTCACCATCATACCATAAATATCCATTTGTAATTCTCCAATCACCAATTAACCCCGTATTTGCTTTCATATTTCCATATTTATCCACTAAAAAGTTACCATTGTTTATATTAATACTTCCACCAATAAGATCTCCACTAAACGTACCTTTGTTTGCGGTTAAATTACCATCTTTATCAACCGTAAATGTCCCATTACCAAGATTGATAGAGCCACCTTTTAACTGACCGCTGAAAATGCCGCTAGAACCAGTCAAATCGCCCATAAAATGCACATTACCATCTGAGTCAACGTAAAACTGTTTGTTATTCCCCTTATAAATAGAAAATAATTCTTCACTTTGATTCGGTTGAATTCGTACAGAGTTATTACCACTTTTAGCAATAAAACCAGCATCATCAAATTTATAAGTACCTGAATTGTTTTGTAAAGTAAGATATTCTCCCAAAAATAATTTTCCTAAAATTGCTTCGGCATTTACGGCATAAACAGTATTTCCATTTTTGTCAATGGGAATCTTACCGATAGCCATTTTTGCACTCTGGAAACCATCATCTGAAAATACAATTTGGTTGTTAATAATCTTAATCTGTTCGGGATCAAAGTCATTCTTCTGTTCATTCCATTGCCTGAACCACATTCCAGTTTCGTCCCATGATTGATGTTGATTTTTTACAGGAATATTTGCAACATCTAATCCATATTTCCGCATTTCCTCAACAAAGTTACTCTGATTTACAGACTTATCGTATTGGTCTTTGTTAAACTGAAAGCTCATAGCAGCAGAGTTAGCCTGTGAAATGATACTGGCTACATCATTACATACACCATGCACACGAATAGCATCAGAGAATGTTACGTCAATTTTACTTGTGTCGTTATAATCAACTGTAAAACTAATCAATCTCAATTTAATTACAGTATCATAATCAGTAGCCATTCTTATGAAGTTGCCAAGTTGGAAATACTTTAAGAATCCTTTGAATTGTGGAATAGTGAGAACATTAGAAAGAGTAGAAGTGTACTGATATTGTGGTCGGCATTTCTTGGATAAATCCTCCCATGCAACATCATATAGCTGACGTTCAATGTCGAATCTCTCTGTATCAGTTGTATTATCTGTAGTAATATAATTGTCGTTACTATATGTTTCCTCTACAACATAAGAATCAAGTGTTTTCCATTCATCCTTAGTAAACCATTTATCCATATCCAACTGAGATTGAACAGCATTTCTTTCTGCGATAATAGAATTATATACATCTGTAGCAGAATCAACCTCAGACTTTCTTTTATTGTATTCGGCAGTAACATTGTTCAAATCCTCAAGATTTTGCTGATACAGATTATAGTTAAAAGAATTTGGCTTATTCATACCTTGGGCACAATAAACTTCATCTATGTTCTTGAACGATTTAACCTTTGAATCCAGAAAATCCAATCCATATTTCGTCCAATCCTTAGAATCCAAACTATCAGGTAATCTCGTTTCAAGTTCCTGAATAACACCAATCTGATCACCAAGATGCTTCATAATTTCTTCGTACTGTGGTTTTAAAGATTGATATTTTTCATTATATAACTTTACTTTGTTCTGAATAGATTCTTCCATTTCAGGTAAATAATATTCAAAATTATAAATCTTATTTGTGCTATTTGGATTGACTTCATTGATATAAATTCCATCACCACCATTTATACGATAGCATGTAATAATGCTATTTTCATCAATGCTTTCTATCATAGACTGCGCAAGATTATCCATTGAGATATAGATATTTGTATCTTCTCCATAATCGTCTAAATCATAAGCATTTATAGTCATATTGAATGTATCGAAAACAAACAAACAATTAAATGCTTCTGATACATCACCAGTCAAAAATGAATATATATCTATATCGTCCTCGTCAAAACTTCTTTGTTTGTTAGCAAGAGTAGCATCTACATGACCAACCGACCAACTTGGAGCAACATTCAATACACGATGCAATAAACTTCCTTTAGGGTTTGTAGGATCGTAGAAGATGGTCTTTACATAATCGTCATACAAAATCTCGCCCGTATTACATTCAAAATCAATGAGTCGCTTGTTACACAATGTACACTCTAATGAATTTGCTGTAATACTTTTTGAGATCCCTGTATTCTCAATATTAGTCTCCGCATGAATTTTATACCAGCCAATACCCTGTACCATAATCAAACGATCTTCTTGAAAATCGTCATAATGTTCATATTTCTTACCATTGATATCTCTATAGATTTTAAAAGAAGCAGTCTGATAAGCATTTAGATTAAAAGTAAGAGATAAATCATCATAAATACTTACTGCACCAAGAAAAGTTTTATCCTTTTTAGCAATGTAGATAATTGGTTTTTCAAGATTGTTCAAGAAATCAACGGGTAAATTAAATGATTGAACCGCCATCAGATCACCACCTTCCTTATTGGTCTATATTTCATAGTAAGAGTGCAATTACCCTCAACCTTAAATATGTTCGTTCTCTTGTTAATGTCGTTTACAATACGTGGAAGTTTATAGTTGGTATCGTTGTAGATTTTATGTGATATAGCTGTAGAAGTGATTTCTAAGATTGTTCCATCAATTTTTATAACTTCATTATTGATGCAATTATCCAGCTTGAAAATTTCACCCGATGTTTCATTGGTAATTTTGAGGTTACAAGCACTGGAAATATCAATTTCTATATCGGGATAAATATAACCAATTTCATCACTCATATCTACAAACTTTAACATACCAATACCATTTTCTGTTGTTGCCTTTAGTGTAATTAACTGTCCAAACCCAAATGGGGCATCTGTTGTCCCTGTGATTGTAATCCCAATAATATCACCAGCTATAGAAATAGGGGATACATTTAATTGTGCATTAAAATGAACTGTATCATAATCTAATCGTGTAACTGTGAATTCCTTATAATTATCTTTCCTCTGTAACCATCGAGCAATTGCAGAATACTCATATGAATCAATTGGCTCAAAATTCTGTTTCATAACTTGGAATTCAAACTTAATCGCTTCTGAATAACTTGAATTTCCATTTTTATACCATCTATTTTGAATAGGAGAGGAGGTTAGTGTAAATTCAATATTGCCACCTGTCGTATCAGATGGAGTATTCCCGTCAAATTCACATACCATCAGTCCGTACTCATCAGAGGTCTTATTATCAAAAGTAAAACCACGAGTTTGAATTGTCATGGCAACCTCCTTTCTTTTTACATCCTTTTCTTCATTTCTTTTTCATATTTCTTTTTGAGTTTTTTCATTTCTCTGTTTGTCCCAGAAAACTCTTTATTCAATTTCTGTGTCTCAGAAATAATATCTTGTAATTCCTTAATATCACTTCCAAAACTTTCAATTTCTTTCTCTAATTCAGTGTTTTTCTCCTGTAACTTCCGAATCCGTTCATCACGTTCAAGAAGCAGTTTTTCAAGAATACTTACTTTTCTTTCATTAGTCACTTCTGACATACGTTTTCCTCCATTAAAATAGGAGAGGATATTTCACCTCTCCATAAATTATCTTCTTACTCCTTTGGCATAAGTTGCTTGGTTAATCTTTCTCACAACATTTTCAGCCTGTTTCTGAGCAACACCTTCCATCTGCTTAACAATCTTGTCTGTAGCGACACCTTCAACAATCGTTCTGTTGTCGATTTGATAAGTAGGAGATTGGGATGAAACTTTCTCAATAGGAATGTTCTTCAGATTGCCAATAATAGAATCAATCTGTGGAATAACAGGCTTAAAATTCAACAATGCTTGCGTCTGTTCCTTAGAAAGTACAGCTTCGCCACGTTGTAAGAAACTAATACCATCTTCACCAGAAAGTTTAACAAGATCCTTAATCACACCGCCAGTTGAGAACGAAGCGTCTTTTATAAGTTTCTTGAGAGCTGAAGCAATTTTCTCTCTATCATTCTTACCAGACAAATCACTTTTTACAGATACACCAAGTTTCTTCGCAAGAGCAACTTCATTAGCTATACTCAGAACTTGTTTATGCTGTTTATCATAAAGATACTGATTAAGAGCACCGTAATACGATTTCTTGTGTGTTGCCGAATTTGAATGCTTAGATATCCATTCTGTAATATCACTTGCTTTCTTTTTGAGTTCATACAATTTCTGTTGCTTATCGGTATTGTTACTTCCTGAAGAACCAGAACCGTTTCCGCTTGAAGCTCCTGAATCGTTTCCGCTTGAAGCTCCTGAATCGTTTGATGATCCAATACCTTGTGTGTCTGTAACTTTTGTCTCTGCATACTTGGCACTTGCTTCAGCGGCTCTGTCAGCAGCATCACAAATAGATTGCCACGAAGATGCAATCAAACTAAGTTGTGCTGTAATGTTTGGAATGTTAGAAGATAATGTGCTTGCATAATCACCTACAGCGTTTCCACCCTTTTCCCAAGCATTCACAATGTACGATGATATATCATATCCAGTATCCTTTGCGATTTTCTCAATATTAGATGCAACCTGTGAAGAGTTAGCATTTACATATGTGAGAGCATCAGAGAAAACTTTATCTGTATCTTTCAGGTAGTCTTCAGCTTGTTTTTTGCTATTTTCAAGCATCTTATCGAGAGCATCTTCCTGATCGGAAACAGAATGATCGTACAACATGTCCGATCTATCTTTCTGTGCGTCTTGAAGATCGGATTTAAGTTGTTGTAATTTCTTCCGATTTTCTTCAGAATCGTCGCCTTCCAAAGCCGCAATCTGCTTTTCTAACTTAGCGATATTTTTATTAGAATCAGCTAACTTATCATTCCACTCTTTTAAGGACTTGTCTGTTTCTAACAATTCCTTTTTCTTCGAAATTGCTTCTTCCAAAGCATTATTCTGCGCATCTAATCCTTGCTTTACATAAGCAGCTAACGACTTCTTCGCTTCATTAGCAGACTTGATAGAATCACGCTGACCTTGCTGATAAGTCCTCAACTTAGAGTTGTAATCGTTAAGACCAATTTTGCCCTCATTATACATCTCATTCAAATCAGCAATAGCATCTTTGTACTTCTGAGCCTCAGCAAGATATGTATCATAATTCTGAGCGGTCAATCCCATAGCAGTAATACCATCCTGCGTAATCATTCCCGTATCACTGTCAAACAGATTGTCAGAATCAAGCATGTCAATTAAGAAATCTGTCTCGTCCGTGATGTCTCCAAGCTTATCAAGTAACTCGTCAAAACGATCAAACTTCAACTCATTGATAGACTTTTGAAACTCCGCAAGTTCTTGCTCATCCTGTTGAATAGATTCATAGACACCATTTAATGCTTCTTGTGCTTCATACCATTCATCGCTACCAAACTTAATCGTAGATAATTTCTTTGCAAGTTCTTCAGCTTCTTCCTGTTTAAGCTGCATATCAGACTTAACGGCATCTGCTTGACGTGTATAATAAGCTTCACCTATTAACAGACCTTTTGCTTCAGCTATACTAAGAGAATTGGAAACAGCGTTCTTTCTCTGCTCAATCAGCCCGGCTTTATTGTCATATCTTGCCTGTACCTCATCAAAGTGATCTTTCCTAGCCTGACGAACATTAGAGGTATAATCCTCTTTAGCCTGATTATAATTATCAGTTGCGGTATTCTTTGCAAGAAGATATTCATTATGTGCTATGCACTTTTCCCTAAGAGTGTCATTTTCAATCTTGTTAATAAGATTATACGAAATTGACTTATTGGATTTTAAATTACTCTTAATAGAATTAAATTCCTTTTGAGTAAGACCAATGTTTTTAGCTTTTGTTTTTTTTAGAGACTTTGTAAGAGAACTCTTATTGGATTTATAACTCTTTGTTGCACCAGTATAAGCAGTTTTTGAAGCTGATAACTGGCTATTGTAGTTTTTAATAATCTGTTTATATAGACCATCAATATCAGACGTGCCGATTTTCTTTGTTGGATCAAATGTAAGATTACCTACCTTGGCATTCAGAATATCAATCTTTGTTCCAAGTTTCTCAATCTTATCAGAAGCACTGTCAATCGGGTTGTTCGCTAAAGTCTCATATAAATCCTTTAACTGATCCGTAAGACTGGCAACCTGTTCCTTGCAAGCTTTTGCTTTCTCATAATAGACCTGATAATCCTTTAATGCATTTTTCAGGTTTTCATTCTTAATAGAAGCGATACCATCTGAACCAAGTGTTCCTTCACGGATAAGTTTCTTATAATGGTCAAGTGTCTTGGATGATACACCTTTTATCTTTTTTACATTCTTTCCGCTGCTAGAAGATGTAGATGTTGCATTGTTGATTTTGCTAAAACGTGAACCAGATACAAAATCCTTACGAGATGAAAGTTTGGAAACTCTTACAGATGCGCCAGTATGAGGGGATTCAACAAACTTACCGTCTCCACCATAAATACCTACATGTGTGATGTTGTTCTTGCTTCCAAAGAATACTAAATCACCAGCTTGCAAATTTTTCTTCGATGTAATTTTTGTTCCCATCTTAGCCTGGTCAGCCGCATGATGTGGTAAACTTACACCAAACTTCTTATAAATCTGCTGTGTAAATCCAGAACAATCAGCACCACTTGTAAGACTTGCGCCACCCCAAACATATTTCAATCCAAGGTAATTTGTAGCAGCATCATACAAAGCGTTTCCACCTGTAGAAGAAGAGGAGGATGATGAAGATGATGAAGTTGTCTTTTTGCTATTCTGTGTTTTCGCAGCTTTATTGGCATATGCCATGTATTTCTTGTATGCTTTTTCCTGTGCAGTAATAGCCTTTGTTGTAGCTTCGATTGCTTTTTTGGTTTGATTTTTCTTCTGACCGAATGTGAGAAGATCATCAATCTTGTCTTTAGCCTTAGATGCCTTGTCTGTAAGATTGTTAAGTTTAATCTCAATAAAGTCAAATACTTCGGCTGCATCAGACTTTGTTTTTGATTTAGATTTGGATTTTTTTGATGACGGAGATTTATAACTTGATGAACCAGAAGAATTTACTTTCACTTGTGGTATATCTAACTTTGCACCAGCTGAAGTTGTTACACCATTTACAATATCCTGAATTGCACTGTTAATATTATTGCGCATTTCGTTAGACATAATTGGATTATCAGACAATCGCTGTTTTAATGCGGCAAGTTTATTTAAAGCTTCTGTGCCTGCACCAGCCATTTTAGCAAGAGTGTAGATATTTTGGCAATCTGCATCAGTTACAATAGTATTTTTATTACAATACTGTTTTTCCAATGTGAAAGCTGCCAATTTTGCTTTTTCTTGTTCTGTAATATCACCAAGATTTTGAAGCTTAAGAATATCTGCAACTGTTGCATTTTGAAAATCTGTAGATGCATCAGCAGAAAGAAGTTTTTCAAACCTAAGTTCTTCTTCTTTTTTTGTCAGAGCCTCTATTACAATTTGCTCGGCATTTTTAACACCCATATCTTCAAGCTGAGTGATATAATACTGTTTGTTTTCATCAGTAAGGTTTGCCAAGAAGTTGCCATCATTTACCCATTCAGTAGCAAGAGCATTGGCTGCTTTCTGGCACTGATCCATGCTAGATTCAGAACTACCCATTACCTCTTCAAACTTATCCCATGATTCAAGACCACGGACTGAAACATCAAATCCTGCTAAATCAGAAGCGGATGCAACTGTACCATTTTTCTTGTCAGCAAGCATATCAGATATCTTAGAAATCTGTGTAGACATAGAAGAGAGCTGCGTAGAAGCGTTTACAAGACCATTTATTTTCTGTGCAAGTGCCTCTGCTGATAAACCTGTTTCATTCATCAACTGCTGACCACCAGCCAAACCTTCAAGTGCGTTTCCTGTTAATTGTCCTGCATTTGCAAGGTCAAGAAGGTCATCTGCCGCACCTTTTAAATCGGAATCGTCTGTGTTTTTGAGATTGAGCCATGCTTCGTCAAAAGAAGCGATAGATGGGGCAGCAGAATCAGCAGCATTACCCGTATCTTCAATAGCATCCACACCAGCATTCAAATCATCACAGAAAACTTTAAGATTAGAATCTTTTTCCCCTAAAAACTCTGCGCTATTAATCGCATTCATGAGATTAGGATATTTTTGTAATTCTTCCTCTGTAAGCTTACCTTCTTGTGCCAATTGTTGAAGATCTTCTTTTGATTTCTCAATTCCGTTTGTATTGAAAATTTCTGAAATCTGAGAATTATTCCATCCTACTTTGTCAGTGTAAGAGTAGATTAACTTAATTATGTCTGCAATTTCTTGATATTTTGAAATTGTATTTTTTTCATCGGAAGACAAAGATTCTCCATTAGACTTCTTTTTGACAGCATTATCATAGGCATCTTGAAGATTGTTCTTCTTCTTTGTGAGATCTTCAATATTATTATTTAATGATGTTGTATATTCATCTACAGTATCAATACAATCTTGTAAATTCTCTTCATAATACTTAATATCATCCTTAGAACCAGATTTCAAGGCTTTGTTATATCTCTTTTGTGTCTTTTCCATCTGCTCCGTATAATATTCAAAAGATGCTAAATTGCCAACAATATCATCGCTGTTTCGAGCTTCCTGAAATACGCCAGTTGCTTTTGACTGAGCAAGTTGAGTATCAACCGCATTTTTATCAATATCACCTTTCCCATATTGCTTATTAAATGCAGTTACTGTTTTATCTGCCGCCTCTCGCGCAGAATTAGCCTTCTCTTTTTCTTCAATATTTTTTTGAAGCTCTAACTGTCGAGTAGCTTCTTTTAATTTGTCTAATTCTTCCTGTTCAACATAGGTAAGTTTATCTTTCTTATTAAGTTCATCAATTCGTTTATTTTGTTCGTTTAACTGAGATGTCGTTTCTTCTAGTACGGATTTCGCAGAAGCATATTCACTAGTAGCTTTATCCATAGCTTCATTTGCCTTCTCGACACGATGAATCCAGTTATCTATTGCTGTGATAGCCAGTTGGATGCCTTCTGCGATAAGCATACCAGCAATCATATTTGCCGCCATCTTTAATCCTTCTAAAGCAATATTAGCAGCTTTAGCACCAATGGTCATTTGCTCTAATCCATTATTATAAGCAATAGCAGACTGTTTTGCTGCATTCTGAGCATTTTTTACATCATCAAGAGATACTTTAGTTAAGTCATTTTCTTGAACAAATTTTACTTGCCATTTTTCGCCTTCTTTTAGGCAATTAAAATAATCCTGCCAAGTTTTTTGACCAGCTTCTATTTTTTCTTTATTATTAAGAAGTGAAGCCAAAATATTAGATGGATCTTGATCATAAACAGAAAGGTCTTTTAATTTATTTTGTATATCAGATTTAGTAATAATAAATTTATCACTTAAATCTTTCTTAATAGAAGAATTTTTCCATGCATTCACAATATTTGATATTGTATAATCATTTGTTTCAATTAATTCATTAGAAACTTTTTTAAATCTATTTCCAATATCTTCAAATGATTTTCCAAATATTCCAAATTTTGATGAAAATGTATCTTTATCACTGTCAAATGTTTTGAATATCATACTATATTATCAATACAAGCTGTTTGAATGCTTGTCGAATTTTATTATATGTGATACAATTTTCATAAATTGGAGGTATATTATCATGTTAATGTATTGTAAAAAATGCGGAAGAGTATGGATGAAATTTGGTACTGAAAAAAACGATTGTGATATATGTGGATCAATTTGTTACCCTATTCCAGATAAATATTTATTAGTCTGGAATGGTGAAATTGACCATGATACTATTGATAAAAACAAAAAAGACCAATTCATAGAAGAGTGCGTAAAATCTTCACCAGAATTTGATGAATATCTCTTTAATAATCGAGACAGAATCAAAGCACAAAAATCTGCCGAATATGAACGAGATATGGCTATCGGTGATGCAATACGTCAAGGTGCGGATGTTAAAATAGCTTTTCGCAATGGTGGTAAGAACATGCCAAAATGCCCTACCTGTGGCTCACTTAATGTAGAAAAGATTTCAACTGGTAAGAAAATATTTGGCGGTGCAATATTTGGATTGTTCAGTTCAGATGTAAGAAACACAATGCACTGTAAAAATTGTGGAGCAAAATGGTAAACATATGTTCAGACTATCATAATATGGAATGCTGTGCTACAATAAATTTAACCTGTATATATACAGATGTAACTCATTAACCATACACCAATGGCTTAGAACCATAGAAAGCGAAGGTGTATTCACATCAGAAGTTTATACAATTCTGGACGTTCTGTCCCATATAACTTCCCAAGACGATTACTTAATAATCAGAAGGGAGGTGAGATATGGAACAGATTTTTACAATTTTGCTTTCGTGTTTTTGCACGATCGCAATTGCCTTTGCGTTTACCTTACTTGCAATAATTGCGATATTATTAGCTTGCAATGTTGTAAGAAGTGTAAAGTATTTTGAACTACATGCTGGCAAACATCTCTGGTTCAAAATTAAACGCAAATAACTTACATAATTATTTTAATTTCTGCTAGAAAATTTGAGTGTTTAGTGTAACACGGTGCACAATGGTATGAGGATGACATTATGTTATCCTCATATTTATATATTCTCTTTTTAGATATATTTATTTCAACAGCTATAAGGAAGTTTTAATTATGAAAAAATTCACAAAAGAAAAGAAGCTTGTAATTTTTCTACTTTTAATTATCACTATATTAACTGGTACAGATATTTACTCTTTATACGAATTAAATTCAGAAAATAATCAAATAATTGAACTTAAATCAAAAAATTCAAAGTTACAAAAAGAAAAATCGAATTTAAAATCAAAAAACAATGAATATTTGTCCAGAATAAAAGAATTAACAAACAATAGAATCGGATTAGAAATAAAATTAAACGAAAAGGATAAGCAACTGTCTAATTTAAAAGACAAACAATCTACAATAGATGATCTAAATAAGCTTCTTGACGAAAAAGATGATACAATTTCTGATCTTAAAAAACAAATAGAATCTTATAAATCATATGAAGATGCTTATTATGACAGTGATTATTATAATAATGATTATTCTGAAGAAAATAATACATATACAGTTTATATCACCGAAAATGGCTCAAAATATCATAAAGATGGATGTAGATATTTATGGAATAGTAAAATTGCAATTGATATAAACGATGCTATAGCAGAAGGATATGAACCTTGTAGTGTTTGTAATCCATAAATTTAACAAAAACACATACATAGTAAAAGAGCAGGAGATTAGTCCTGCTCTTTTGTTTCATTATATTTCTTGTTTACTGCTTGATTTAATACATTATCATATAGAATAATATTTGAATCGCAAATATCATCATAGCGGCTTACATTTTGATGTTTAAAATGAGCTATTACAACAATTTTACCAATATTGTGTAATGTTTCTACAACTTTTATATAATCAGTATCTCCCGATACAAGCACCGCAATATCATATGCATTTTGAAATCCTTTTGCTACCATATGAGTAGCAAGGTTTATATCAGTTTCTTTTTCCTCTGTATAATAAGTTCTAGGATCATTTATATCTAATTTTATATCATCATAAGTTCGTAATTCTTGTCTACCTTCAATAATTTCAAGATATGGTGTTTTCTTTAATTTAGTAAGCCATTCATAATATTTCGAGTAGCTTTCTATCTTCATTAGATCATCGCATGGCTTATAAGCAAATAAATAAGTTTTTAAAACTTCTGATTGAAATGGTATTATTTCATTTATCGCCTTACCTAAAGCCCAATAATTAATTGGTTTAAATGTTTTGCCTTTATAATGTTCTTTAAGATTTATATTAAAATTTTGATAATCAATAAAAACCATAACTCTATGCATATCATTTTCTCCTTTAAAAATAAATAAGGGAGTTTATAACAAACCCCCTTCCTGCCATTTGACAGAACATAAATATTCACTCATATATGAGCTACCAAAATTTATTTATGCATTTATTATATATCAAAGATAATAATAATGCAATATAGAACGTATGTTTACGCTCCGCTAATCTATTTTATCATATATATCTTAATTTGTATATATGAAAAATATTCCAAAATAATTTATCCAATTTCCTTTATAGCATCTTTAAAGAACTGCAATCGTCCATTTACCATATCACTATTAGATGTACCATTAGAGCAGTATTGCAAATAATCCAAGTTCGTATCATATGATGCTAAAAATTCGTTCAACCATTCCATATATTTAGAAGTAGATTTAGAATCTCTAACCATACGGTACATTCCATAAATGCACATTGGAATTGTACTTGCTTTTATTTTTACATCTTCTGGAAGTTCTTCATTCAACCTATCTAATGCTTTGCGCAGATTTTCAATTTTCTTTTCTGCAAATTGTTTTTCATTTGGATCTGCAATCTTATCATTATAATACATAATAAATTTATTCATATCTACATCTCTAAATGAAGTAAAATTGTTTTTATCTGTCTTTTCTGTAAGCATTAAACATTGAATAACAATATCTCTGTCAAGGTTCTTTTTAAACTGGGCAGGAGATAAAACTTTTTCAAAGAATGGATGATCAGCAATAGAGTAAATAATTTCTCTAACTTCATTGCTTTCAATAGTGCTTCTTTTCTGTCCGTTTGAAAGTTGGTGTCCCACATTTATTCTTTCAAAAATATCAACAATTTCTTCTTCGGTTGCATCTGTCATTGTTATAATAGAAATATCTCTGTCATTAAATCTTGACTGAACAGTTTCGTCAAGCTTAGAAAATTTCTTTCCTGCGATTTCGTATTCAGTCCCATCAATTGTTAATGGTTTTAAATTCTTTGATAATTTAAATTCGTCATTAGCAAAGGCTGCGATTGTAGTAAAACGTTGCTTAAAATCAACTACATCAATCTCTTTTGTGTCACTGTGTTTATTCACAAGTGCAGGGTAAATAGGGTAGTTTCTTAACAAAGTATCAATAAACAATGACTTCTCTTTTGGTTTCCAAATACCAGCTCTACGTTGAATTGGTAAGTCAAAATTATATTTTCCCTTATTGATTTCACCAACCAACGATCTTAAACTTTTCGGACTTGTTTTAATATCTTCCATCCAATTTGCCTCCTTCAAAAAATGCAAAAATTTTTATATTTTCACAATAGCATAATTGTAAAATTTTGTAAATAGAATTATTCAAAATTTGAATATTTTTCTTTCTGCATTATTCGACAAACTTACGTTCTGGATTGTAAAATTATGGCAATTTGATACAATAAATTTGTACATACACCAATTTTATGTACTACCCCCAATGTTACAATATAGAGAGTCTTTGATTTTCGGTAATCTCAAAGACAATTTAGCACTACAAGAACAGCAACTTGTGGTGCTATTTTATTATTCTCTATTTTACTCGATTGAAATCAAGATTTCTTGGTTTTGTTCCATCTTATCTACCTCTAGGAACTGAGAGTTCAAACTGATTTACACGAGATATGAGATAAGTTCATATCATTTAACATGTCGTGCCATGAGTACGGAATGCATATTATAGTAGCATCATTTCATATAACTACTACCAACGGTTGTCACTCTCTGAGGGCTTACCATTTTAAAGGTCTATCCCTGCGAACCAACTGAATTCATGAATTTTTACTGTACCTATTTAGTTTCCTTATAATAGGGTAGTACCATGAGTTTTACAGCCTTCCTCGCATATTGCGTCTTCGTTTATCGTATGTATAGCATACTTATCATAGTCCAAACTAACGTATCCGTTAGAAACCCTATGATGTCGGTACGTTCAAAACAATAACAATGATTTGATTAATACGCCACTAACGTATCAATGCCGACATTTTTAAAAGATAATGCTGCCGCAACTCCTGTGAGAATAGTTGGTAACAATCCAACTGTATCTACAAAATCAGTAGCACCTTTAAGAAGTGTGGATAATAAATCAATTCCATTCTTGATAGTTTCGGAGTCGATTACTTTAAACCAGAACTCCTGGGCACGATTTTCTAATTGTGCCATTTTACCATCAATACTATCAAGATAAGAGTTTAATTCTTTTTCTGCTGATCCCTCTGAATTTTGAGCATCTTCATACACAGAACGAAGCATATCTCCATTCTGAAGAATACTTGCGGCAATGTTGGCTCTATTTTTCCCTGCGATAGTCTCCAATAAAAGATTAAGATTATTTGTCCCTAATTCTTTATCTTTTTTTACAATATTGTCATATAAATCTGCGAGTCCTTGCATAATTTCATATGTACTTTTATAATTTCCATTAGAATCAAGAATATCAAAACCTTTCCCATCTGACGATGCAGCTTTGGTTGCATCCATGATTGTGTCTCTAAGTTTAGAAACGGTAGTAATCATTCCATCTGTTTCTTCGCCTAAATCTGAAAGCTCCTGTTTAGCTTCCTCTGTACCAACCAATCTAAGAGAAATTGTCCTTAAACCTGCCCCCACCTTAGATGGATCTTGAGTTATAGCATTGCCAGCCGTAGTCAACGAAACAGCTTCATTAAGATCGTTGTTCGCAGTTACCAATGCACTTGCGGAATCTTTAAGAGCAGTTGCTAAACCATCTGTCGAGATACTATAATTATTGCCAATATTATTGAGAACATCAATTATATCCATCTTATCAAGATCTTTATACGCCTGGCTCATTGATACAAGAGACTCCGTTGCTTCGTCTATTCCTTCAAACTCTGATACATTTAAAAGAACATTGGCATCCTTTGCACTTTCCGCAGCTTGATTCATTGATTCTCCGAGACGCATCCAATCTGCTGTGGAATTTTGTATCTGTTTTGCAGTTGTACCAACCGCATCTGCCGTATCAAAAGTAGTAGCTTGATAATCTTTCAAGTTTTGAACAGTCTCATCAGATACTTTTCGCATTTCTGTGAGAGCAGTATTAAGTTCTCTTACAACATTAAAACCTTCTTTACCAAGATTAATAACATCATAAACACCAACCATCCCTGCCATCTGTGCAGCAATCTGATGGAATCCGCTATTCTTTAAAGTGTCCCACAATGTTCTACCAGCACGACCAGCTTCAACTTCAGCATTATAAATCTTTAAGATTTCACCATGAATCTTGTCAAGACTCATACTAGGATTACCACTTTCAATTTCTGCATAGTAAGCTTTAATCTTAGCCTTTGCCTCAGTAGACATTTTGCTGTTTTCATTAAGAAGCTTATGAATTTTATCTAATTCTTTCTGACCAGAAACAAAGTTATATCCCTTTTCAGAAGCCGACATATTAGTAACAGTAGCGATAGTATCTTTGATTTTCTTTTCATACTCGTCCGATTTAGAAATATCATCACTTGTCACCAAACTAGCATCTTTACCTTTTAATTCATTAAGCAGAGTTTCATACTCTTTAACAGCATTCTTGACAGCTTGCACATTTTCCAAATATGTTTTACTTGTCCAACCACCATCATTGAATCTGTCAATAGTGGCTTGATATTTATCAACCTTACCATTATAAGAATCCAAACGCTTATCATACTTATTAAGGTTTATATTGGCATTCTGTTCTTTAGCCCGTGTATTTTCTTTAACTTTCTGAGTGTTCTGTTCTAATACATTATTCTCTTCTTTGATGGAATTGGTAACAGATTCTGTAGAAGCAGATGAAATATTCGATTCTTGTGGAGTAGAAGAGAGTGCCTTCTGTGCATTTGATAACTTTGCAAATTCCTCTACTAAATCAGAAACTTTAACAGTTGTAGTTTCTACCTGAGACTGCAATTCAAAAAATCTATCGGTAGGAACAGTATAATCGTCAAGCAACTGCATATGAGCCTTTAAATCATCAAACTGATTTTTTAACTCAGATACTTCTTGAGATAATTTTTTAAACTCTTCATTGTCAACTAAATTTACATCTTTCCAAGAAATACCACCTGAACCGATAGATGATAATTTCTTCTGAGATTCTTCGTACTTTTTGTTTAGCTCATTTATTTTATTCTCTATTTTTCCAATATCAGCAGCAATAGAAGAGGAGTTAATAAATGATTTTCCTTTTCCAATACTGAATATCTCAGTAAGTCTTTTATCAATCTGACCAAGCATATCAAGTGTATTGCCACCAATAGTCAAATCAATCGGATTCTGACCTGCCTTCTTCTGCATTTCCTTAAATTTGGCTTCAATCTGTTTATCATCGAAGTTTACATTTTTGAAATCGAGAATAACCTTGTCTGCCATTTTTTGTGCATTGGCAAACTGTTTCAATAGTGATTGCTCAATAGTCGCATCATCAATTTTTATGGCAAGTTTTAATTCTTCAACCATTTAACTTCTCCTTCCTATATTTCATATTTTTTTCTAAAGTCTTTTACTGTATTTTTGTAAAAATTGACCATTTCGTTATATGCATTGAAATTAGCTGGTACACCATATCCACCATGCCAATCACCACCATGCCAAGTTCCTAATGGATTAAAAAAGAATTTGCTTAAATAATCTTCACCAGAGATTTTTGATTTTCTACCATAGTCATTCATATCATCTCCTGAAATAAGAAAACTACTAGACACTTGTTTAGATGAAATAAACATAAAAGTTCTATATGAATTTCTTAAATTATTTGTTCTATCATAGTGTGGAGGATTCGTCTGATATGGCTCTCCATAATACCAATCAAGAACACTTCTATAATGTTCAGTCATTTTATCTTCAAATTTCTTTGCTATCTTTTCAGCCTGTTTTTGTGCAATAGCATGTAACTGTTTCTTTAACTCTGGGCTTATATTTGCCATTTCATCACCTCTCAAAATTTCACTATTTTTTCACTAAAATAGGAGAGCAGTATAACCACTCTCCATAAGAAAAACCCTATACGCTTTGACACGCATAGAGCCTAATATTTAATCTTTATTTCTTAAATAATATACAATTCCATATACCATGCCAACAAATCCAAATACGAAATAATAATGACTTGTTGTTAATGTGAAATTCACAAATGGCTGCAACGCTTCTACAAAGATATTATCAACTCCAAATAGACTGAGAAACCATGCACCAATAAGTCCATAAATTATTCCTTCAATCATATAAATCCTCCAAAGAAATTGAATTTACTTAGACTTCTTTAAAATTGCCATTCTTAGCAAACTCAACAACCTTATCTAAATCTTCCTTTGGAATCTCATCGAGCTTCTTACTTACAACGTCCATAAGTGGTGTGAGAGTAGCATTTGCTAAATCAGAAATCCTTCCAATCTGTTTACTAATAAACGCCTGAGCAGTTGTCTCATTAAACTGAGTATCTGACTGTTTCATTGTTAAAATGGTCTTAAATTCACTTAATTCACTCATAGGAATAAGTGGATCAGCTTTATCAGAGCCAACCATTAAAATATCGAGTAAACCAGATGATTTAAGTGCATCATATTCCTTGATGAATCCTTTATCATCCTCATCAATCTCAAGGTCGGTATATAATTCAATCACAGCACGACAAAACTGTACATACTGAGCAACAGAATTTACTCTAATCTTATCTGTTTTACGATATTTTGTTACTCCGTTATCATCATAAGATTCCTGCTCAAATGTTGTCTTATCTACAATCAACTGTGCATAAGCATCTTTCTTAATGATTGATACATATGGAGTGATTTTGATTTTACTTAATAACTGTTCTTTTAATGTGCTATTTGCCATGTTGTTATACTTTTCTACAAACTCTAAAAGTTTCATATTCCTTTTTTCTCCTTTACAAATGTGACTCGTTGACAAACTTCTGAATGTCATATGTATATCTAGTTCTTTTCTTTCTGCTATTTATTTGAATAGCATTATTATTTTTCAAGTCATTAATATTGAACGACTTCTTATTTATATTCTCAATCATCTTTACGAAATCACAGATTTCTATAAAGAATGTGTCGTTGTTTTCGTTCCTAAAATTACAAATAAATCCTGCGACAAGATTATGTTCACTTGCTTCTTGCAGAGATTTAATCTGATTATCTCTAATCATTGATAATGGCAGACTTGTTGATTGAGTTGATTTTAATTCAAGCAAATACAATGTCCTTGAATCATCATCAAATAGAAGATAATCACAAATATTACTACTAGCAAATCTAGTATTATTTCCATTCCCAAACGATGCTGCATTATCCCTGAAACGATAAATCCAACACGTATTTGGGACAGAATCTTTAATCGACTGTTCAAAAATCTTTCCTGGATTCTGTGCTATTTCCTTTCACTCCTTTACATAACAAAAGAGCAGCTTCCGAAGAAACCGCTCTTTCTTTTAAATATTAAATTTTAAATATGATAAGTCGCAATTCCCAATGAGCATTGGGATATTTATCAATATTACTTATCACGAAATTATGTACTTCATTCATATTTCCAAAGTTCTTGTCAACATGAATTACTTTACCACCCAATAATTCCAATTCTTCACAGATTACATTGTAAAATGTTTTCTCCATATCAATTCTCCTTATCTCTTTATGCAAAACAAATCGTACAAATCAACATGTAATACATGAGATAAAGATACTGCATGAGAGAGTAGTATATCAGAAGTATATCCATTCTCGAGATTGGATATTGCAGTTGCTGACAATCCTGTACGTCTCGCAAGTTCTGATATTGACATATTCTGTTGATACCTATATCTGCCTATTTCATTCTTCATGTATTTAGTCTGTGTATAATCTGTTTTTCTATACATATATAATAAGGAAGAAATTCATAAGTTGAATTACTGGATTTTATGGTATAATAAAAGTATTAGGGTTCATCCTTAATTGGTAACGACATTACTTCTGGCTTTAATTTATCATGATAGATATCATCGCCCCCAGCGGCTTCGTAAATTTTCCCTAACTCCGTAAAAGTTTTTAATCCAGAATTGTCAACATAACCTTTTTCAGAAAATTTAGCATGTAATCCATATAACTGATTTCTTAATGTCGCAACTGTCCGCTCTTTATCAGCTCTTTCTTTTTCAGTTAATTGACATTTTATATCATCTATACCCTTTGACATTTTAGATATTTCTTTGTATTGCCAATTATCATGTTTTTCTAAAGTGGTTATTCTGTCTTCAATTGTTTTTTTATCTTCTTCAAATCCAAATTTTATCCTAAAAGTCTTTTTAATTTTCAAAAATAAATACACTATTTTATCAATACCGAGAATAAAAATAAACACACCCATTATGATAGTTGGATACGGAAGATTAAATAATGCTTCTATTTCGTCCATAACACACCACCTTAATCTTTAGGTTTGTTGTAAGTTAGGGCAATAGAAGAATCTCCAATTCCTTTTGTTGTTGGATCGGTAATTGCATTAAATAATGAAGCTAATACCATTACTACTACATATGGATTACTAATTGCTTGTACAAATGTTTCCCATACTTTTGACCAAGTTGTTAAATCTGAAGCTTGTAAACCAAAGTACGTAAGAATCGGAATTACAACAGAAATTATAACTTGCGAAATAAATAAAATATTTTCTTTATTAAAACGAACTTTCCAGTTAATTTTATTCATGACTTTTCCTCCTATAATTTATACTCTTTTGAGTTTTCCTGCTTTTAATAATGAAAGAAGTCGTGTGTTTTGATCTGAACTTCCTACATACCCAGCAATTCCATTAGCTTTTGCAATTTTAGTACGATGTGCTTTTGATGAATCTACTTTGATACTATCCAATGCAGACGAAATAGTAGTACACTTACTTGCGCACTTAGGATAATAACTTGATTTTTTATTTGATGTAGGCTTATTAGCTGTAGAAGTGATTGTATAAATAAATTCAACATGTCCTATCTGCTTTGGACGAGACGGATCAGTTCCAACAAATAATATTGCATCTCCGACCTTTAAAATTTCAGGATTTGTAATATGACCATTTTTAATCTTTACAGGAACAGTTTCAAACAATGAACTTGTATAAATTCCTGCCGTATTTAGTAACGGTACACTATATCCAATTTTCTTAAACGTAGCACATCCACTAGAAGAGCAGTCTGAATAATACTTCCCCTTATATGGAGTATATACATATGGTCGTAACGACTGATTATATGAGTTCCGACCTAGAATAGTTTTATATGTGTCATGAAACTTTTTTCGTCCAGAATCAGTAATTTTTTTTAATCGTCTTACTGCAATAACTCCCTTATGTTTTCCGTTTGGAGCAATGCTTTTGTATCTGCTTTCAAGATATGTATACATATTTTTAGTAGACGGTGTTCCTGATCCATGACCACACAATGTAATATCTTTTTCAGTTACTGCCATAATAGTTTCCTCCTTCCTATGTTAATTCATGATTACACCATTTCTTATAAACTTCTTTTGTGTCGTTTCTAATAAAAGTCATTATAATAATTTTCTTTTCACATTTAGGACTATAACTCGTATATACATCCACTGGATAAACATTAGAGTCGATGTAAAAAGTTTGTTGATCTCGATTATATATACGAACAACTTCTTTTTCAGTGTAATTTCTTGGTTTTAAATTACTTTCAATTATCATTCCTTTTTATCCCTCAATTGAATAACGTAAAAAATAGGGATTACAACATTGAATAGTGATATGTCATAATCCCTTATTTAAAAATCACTATTCAACATTACTTTCAGCCTCATTTTCGACTTTTGTAACAATATCTTTTTTGACAGATTTAACCTCTGTCTTTTTATTTTCTTTCTTAATAACTTGTGCTTTTGCCTTCATGATAGAGTCAATAGAATTCTTATAACTTTCGCCAAAGTATTCTTTCCTGCTTAAATCTAATTTTTCTAATTTTGCTTTTGCTTCAATATCTGTCATGCGTCCATCTTCAAAAGCAGAAGTCACTTCGTCAATTTCATGGCAATTATCTGAGCACCAACAAAAATACCATGTTGGCTTCAAACGGTCTTCTGGATTACAAACTGGACAAAATGAATAAGTTTTACCGCAAAGCACACAAGTTCTCAATTCTTTCTTTGCCATTGTTCCTCCTTGTAAGAATAGGGCAGTAATTTAACTGCCCTACGTGTCCTTATAATTCGATGTCGTCCTCTTCCTCATCAATGTAATAAATAGAGAAAAGTTCTGCATCTGTAGAGCAAGCATTTAACATCATAGAACCCTTATAGTCCATTGTCTGAGAATCACCACCCTGTAATGCAAGAGTAAATTCAGGACTTGGCATAAATGAAGGAATGTGAATGATTGCTGCCTTTAATACATCAGTTTCGCACTTATCTACGACAAGTGCCTTAAAGAATAATTCATGAGACTTAGGGAACTTCTTACCAGAATTTGTAATCTTTGCTCCGCTCTTGATTGTCTTCTTATACTTAACAATATACTGAGTCTCACCTTCTGCTGTAGGCGGTGTTAAAACATCACTCGCAGGAGTTGTTACATGCTGATCTCCTGGATCTTTTACCTCATCAGTATGTGTAATTCCGTACTCTGTAGCAGATGATTTAGATCCTTTTGCAAACTCATCCTTGCCCATAGAACCCTTTGGTGAAAGGGCATTTACATGGATTGAACCATCTACATAACCAGTAATATCAAGTGTTTCGCCAGCTTTTACGATCTGAATCATTGGCATAACAATACCCTTATCTGCGGTTGCAATCTCAGCATCAGTAGCAGAAATAGTTTCTACAACGGCAAGGTTAAGGAATGCATTAGTTGCAGTAACCTCACCTTTCTTACCTGTATACTTACGATATACAAGGTTTCCATCCTTATCATTGATATCTGTTGAATCAGCAGTAATATCAATATTCGCCTGTGTAAGCTGTGTTAAAGCGTACAGAGGCGTACCATTAGACTTTGCACCGTAACCAAACTGAAGTCTATCTACGATTACGTCACCTAATTTAAATGCCATAATTATTTTCCTCCTTAAAATTGTTATTTTTATGCAATAAAAAATGAGCGATTATAATTCGCCCATAAAATTGATTAAGTCTTCAGGAATATCTTTGGCTGACACCATACCACCATAGATCCCATGTAGTGCAGCCGTTCCCTGTTCATATTTTTGAATTCTGTTTACAGAATCCATGAACTGACATATATTCACTTGTTTTAATTCTTCCAATTTATATTTAAACCCAGGATGATTTATACAACTCGAAACAAGTGGCAAAAGTGTTGAAGTGCCTTTCTTTTTATCATCCTGTTCAGCTTTCATTCTATCTTCCTGTAGTATCCACTGTTTTGTTGTTTTACCTTTTGCCTTTTCAACCTTTGGATGAACATTCATCATCGCTCGAATAAATTCAGCAATTTCCATATATTCATCATCATAAATAATCATATTTTTATCTTGATTTAAAAGCGCAAGATGATTGTATTCTGGATCGTCAACATTTTTTCTTGCTTGAATTAGTTCAAATCCATCAAAACTAAAATCTTTGAATAGTAGCTTTAACGGCTCTTTATCTTCGAGCAATTGATATAAGATATAAAACACTTCAATATCTTTTGTTTTATTCCAGTCTTTTTTAAATACATCATAAAGAAGAACTCGAATAGAAGTAGAATTACTCAGAAAGGGAGAGATTGCTTGGTAAAATTTTGGTTCGCCAATATTTAAAATATCTCCTATGGTTGGAATTGAAATAGTTATACCATTTATTGTATAATCTTCACCAAAATACATTTTAAGTTTGTCAAAATGGTATTCTGGATTATGACTTTTTTCTTGTTTCTTTTTTATATCTTCTTCAGCAGCAGATTGAAGACTATCCAATGTTTCTAATACATCCAAACAATCACCGCCTTATACCGTAATTCATCATTTGTGATTTTCCACCATAGGGTGTTTGAATCTTACTGTTTAAATCTGTGAGTTGGAATGTGAGATAACGAGCTACGTAATTATTATCAACTGTTTGTTCATAATCTTGTGCAAGATGAGCTTGCATACCAAAAATATTAGACCATGCAAACCGTTCTCTAATAATAGAACCAATGAGATCGTGTCTTGGAATACCAGTAAGTTTATCTATACGATCATCACCATGAACAAAAATTGCAAAATCAATTAACGTATCTTTTAATCCTGAATTATGTCTAGCTGTGTCTCTAAATCCTACTTGATAACACAAATAACATTTAACCGTTGTCTGTGTATCTGGAATAAATAAAAATGGACGAATAAGAGAATCGCTTCCGAAATATCTATCCCATTCACCAAGAGGTTCGTATTGCTTTGTATCTTCATTCCACTCCCAATTGATATTTCCATTTTTGTCGAACAATTCAGACTCTAACTTTTTATCATTGAGAGAGTATAACAAACATGGATTTGATAACAAAGCATTCTTGATTTTTTGCTTGTATAGAATTACATCATCATCAGAAGATTCTTTATATGCACGAAGCTTATTCAACAAGTCATTCTTTGTAACTAATTTTTCTGCCAAATAAAAACACCTCCTATTCAGTTAATTCCAACGGCAAAATTTCAGATTCAATCGACAAGTCATCCTTAACAATCTTGCACTTAACAGACAATATTTTGCCGATAACGGAACTGTCGTTAGGAAACTTTACTTTCTTTTGGTTATACTCTGTACCAGCTCGCCATGTAACTTTATCAGTCCAATCTTCATTATCAATAGAGCAAGTCCACGTAAATATTGCATCAGCATATTCAGTTGTAATATCTTCATTGGAATCATTAAATAGATTTACTGTAAGATTTTTATAAGAGCCACCAACTTTAATAGTTGAAGTAGATGCTGAAATTCTTGCTGTAATAGAAGATGGGGGAGTAGTTGGAGTAGATGGATCTGTTGGGGCGATTTCTGAATCGAAATAGTTCGCATACATTTCACCTGTTTCAAGATTGACATAATCAGTATGCTCATTAAAGAAATTGGTGTACAGTGTAAGTTTTTGCAATCCAAGTGGAGAAGCCGATTCACATTTCGTAATTTTCCACACGGTAGGATTCTCCATCAATGCACTAACAATTACTCGCATATTCTTTGAATCATCATCCGTATACCAGAATTTTTCTGTGATAGAATTCATTGGCAGTATCAACTTATTTTGGTTATCTGTATGCCCAAATACACGGTCTACATAAACTCCCGATGTATAAGACATTTGTTGTCTTAAAACGCACCACATTCTACGCTTGATACGTTTTTCATTATTTTTTTCCACCCACATAAGTTCGTAATTGGCTGGCAAAATCAGATACTTTGGGAATTGATTTGCAGGTTCATTTCTACAAATTAACCATTTATGATATACCCCTCTATCATCAGGTAAATCCACCCAGAGTCCTATCGGGAATGTCGCAGAATAACGTTTCTTAAAATCAGTCTCATAATAATAAAGGTCATCGCCCTCATTAAATCTTACAAGCTGACTTGGACGAAACATAAGATAGTATTCCACTTGGTCTTTATCCATTGACTGATAAGATTTAATAATAAACTTTGCATCAATTTTTGTCTTATTGGTATTTTCATAAGTCATACCTTCAGCAAGAGAACGTGTGATTCCGTGTTCATCTGTGAAAAAGTCATCATGAAAATGGTCATAGATATAACAAGTCTTTGTAGCGATGTCGTTTTCAAATGTCTGTTCCATCGCCCAATCAGACTGTTCCTTATAAATCTGACCAATCGTTTTAGCACCGTTGTTCTTGGCATTTGCGACACGCCTAGCTGTTTGTAGACTCGGCATCGCTTACACCTCCCTCAAACATCTGCTTAATATATCCGTGAGAATCTAAGATTGCCCTACGGAATTTTTTGTAACTAAAATGGTCGCTCTTGAAATTATCCATAGCACCTTGTAAAGTTGCCATAAGAGTTACCATAAGTCCGTTATCATTAAATAAGGTTTTTGTACCGCCTAATTTAAACATAACGTTTTCAAAGAAGATGAGAAATGCTTCATCATCTTCAAATATTTTCTCTTCAATTGTTTTGTCCTTATAGAGCAGTAGTTTGTGAATGTCGCCATGCATTGCACGAACTGCTTCATTGATTTGCTTGTCTGTGAAGTCACCATATATATATTGCATATTAGGACTCCGTTGACGAATATGGTTTAAAAGCAAAACCATAATCACGAATAAGTTTTTGCTGTTCAATTTTCATTTCTTTCAGCAATGCCTTATTCAATGAAAAATCGTCCTTCAATTTTTTTTCTTCTTTTCCACCGAAAAACCTTACAGTATTTTCCAATGATTTAACTTTTGGTTCAAGCCATTTTATAGCCATACCTTTGCTAAACAGTTCAATAACAAATTCTTCATCAGAATACTCATCAACAGAAGTTGTTAATTCAAATTCAAACTGTTCCATTTCATCATCAAGTTTTAATGTGGAAAATAATCTACGAATAAATGGACTAGAGATAGCAGAATGTAAACGTTCTGCTAATATTTCATGCAAATCAGACTCTTTTAAAGACAATTCTTTGACATCATCAATTAATCCAAAGTATCTGTCGAATACTTTTTCGTAGGAGATATTCATATAACACCTCCAATATATTACTCAGCAAGTAACTTCAAATCAGTACCGCATTCCTCATCAATAATCTTGATTTTATTCATACTGTCAAAAGTTCCTTCTGAAATCATTTCAGAAACCATTGTTGCGATTGTATTTTTGAAACCAGATGGAAGTTTTCTAAACTCTTCACTAAAACGCATAGTAGGAAGATTGATAAGATTTATTAAATCCTCTCTATCATATAAACCATCATATACTTTTTTAACTTCCTGCCAATGTACATTTTCAAGCAGCTCCTCATCCTCAATAATGATATAAGGTGCAAATAAAGACTTCTTACGAACAAGCAAGGCTGAGAGTAAGTCCTGATACTCAATATATCTGAAATCACCCATGTTACTAAACTCATATGTAATCTTTGTCTTATCACCAGTAAATAGAAGAGTACCTGCATACATAGAACGACATGGAATTAAATCATCTGGTTCATACTTCTTGGGTTTTTTAGCCTCTGCAACTGTTTCCCTTACTGTATCTTTTTCAACCTTTGTATCTTCTGCCTTTGTTTTTGCGGCAGAAGTAGTTGTAGCTTTCTTCTGATAAGCCATTTATATTTTCTCCTTTCGCTCAATTCAAAAAGGACTGCATATCATTTAGATATACAGTCCCAATATTTCTATGGATTACGCACCGATTGTCCAAGTACCAAATCTTGTGTTAGTCATAGTCTTGATACCAAAACGAGACTTGAACTCGTACTCTTTTGTATCATCGGCATTATCACCAGACTCAGATACTTCCTTAGTCTCATCCATTCCCTCATAGTACATCTTAACAAACTTGTCGATGTTAGATGGGAGAATAAGAAGCTTTGTATCGTCTTCAAGGTAATGCTCTACGTCATTCTCCTTAAATGCCTGTGGAAGCTCGATAATCTGAGTACCCTCAAATGTACCAATTCTACCAGTGTTATAAACATCGTTCTTTGCAGCTTCAGAAACCCACTGAACATCTCCAAGGTTCTTTAATCCTGCAAGAGCAACCTTTGTACCAACGATAGTAGCGACACCACCTGTAGCAAGCTGAACATCAGAAATAAGCTTTACAAACTTATCATGGTTAGCTGCATTTAACTCACCACGGATATTCCACTTAGCAGGAACAGGAAGAGAAGTACCAGCACTCATAACAGCTTCATGAAGAAGAGTATTGATTAATCTTGTGAAAGCTTCTGCAATCTTATTGATTAACTCACTCCAATCCTCAACGCCCTGAAGGAATCTTGACATTTCCATGTAAACCTTTGCGCCATAAGACTTAACGCTTACACCGAATTCCTTACCAGCACCAAGTCTCTGTCTCTCAATACTGTGATGACCATCAGCAATCTCAGCAACAGTGATAATGCAAGGATCTTTTGTATAGAACTTATTTGTCTGTCCAAGAGCGAGAGTCTTAACCTCTACATACTTCTGGAATACAGGTGAACTTGTCCAACCAGATACAAGAGTATCTTCAACAGTCTCTTCAATAACCTCGAATACGGCTTCTCTTACAGACTGTTTCTTAAATGCCTTTCTTACCTCATTAGGAGTCGGAGTCTCAGAAAGACCTGCCATCTCGATAATTGTCTTACGAATCTTATCATTTGCCTCTTCGATAGAATACTGCTTTACAGTACCTTTTGCTGTGTCAACACACAGACGAGAGAAGTTCTTATATTTTGTCTCATCAAACTTTTCAACGATTACATCGCTCATTTCATTAAATCTTAATCTCTGCATAGTATATTAATCCTCCTTTCTACCGAATTACGCATATACCTGGGCATTCTTATCTACCCAAATACGATAATTTCCATTTGCAGCAACCTCGTAAATATGTCCTACAAAACCATACTCAGTCATACTTGGTTTCTCACCAGTTGTAAGCTTGAAGTCTGTACCATCTACGAATACATATTTTCCAACAGCTAATTCTGCATCAGAATTGAAAGCTTCTGTAGAAAGTGTGAATCTATCAGTGTCCTGAATCTCGTAAGCTCTCATAACTTCACCCTTACCATTGTAGAAGTTAGATTCCTCCTGCATCTTTGTTGTATATTCCTCATAAATCTTTGGAGCAGTTAAAATGAGAACAATTTTGTCTCCCTTTGCAGGAACTTTTGCTTCAAACACATCTGCTTTCTTTCTGTCACCAATTACAGCAACAGAACCATTGTCAATGTCCTTAGACTCATTTACTAAGTTGTAGTGATGACCAACTTTTGTAGCCTTAAGTAAAGTTGACTCAGCAACACCGTGCTTAGTATATGAAATGAAATTACTAGCCATAGTTTTATTTCCTCCTTAAAATTTCTAATTTTTGTGCAATAAAAAACACCTATGGATTTTCCATAAGTGCTAATTCATAAAGTTATTTAGTTTTTGATTTAATCAAACAGATCGCCATATGGTTTATATGTATCTTCCGTTTCTTTTTCTGCATTAAACGCAACTCTGCTCACATGTTTCTTCTGTGGTGTTTCACCTGCAAAAGAGAATGTCTTATTCTTTTTAACAAGTTTTCCAAGAGTAGCATCAGCCTTCTCAGATAACTCTTCCTTAGAATATTTGTTTACAGAATCCTCAGACATAAGTGCTTTGAACTCATCTGTATCAAGATATTCTGAATATGCTTCGTCATCAAATACAGTCATCTTGTCTGCAAATACTTCAGCAGATTTATATGTGTTTAATTCCTCTACAACAGAAGAGTAGTTGGAACGCATGTCCTGAATTTCTGTATATTCTGAATCGGTAAGATATTCTTTGTGCAGATTATAGCGTTCACCATCAAATGATACATTGTCATTATCTTTTGTATATTTCTGACCGTAAATTTTACCGCCATCCCAACTTTCATAAACAAAGTAAGAATCATATACACCAGTAATGTAATACCACTCATTATCTGCGTCTTCATAAGAAGATAAGAGATTATATAAAGCATAACGAATGTCATCATGAGAAATTTCAAATGTCTTTGTCATATTCTCAAAATTCTGACCTTCGCCCTCATTATCTCCATCAGTAGTTCCTTCTGGCTCAGTAGTGTTTTCTCCATCACCTTCATTATCATTAGAAGGTTCATTCGCTGTATTATCACCAGAATTGTCACCATCTGTATTGTTGTCTTCACCAAATACTTCTGCAAATTTAGCCTCTAATTCTTCGTCTGATAATTCTGAATAATCAAAGGTTACATCTTCAACTGTTTTATTGTATTTAGCAAGTAACTCTTCAAATTTTGTCATACTTTCTTTATTTCCTCCTTCCTTTGATAATGTGCGAACAGAAGAATTCTGTTCTTTATTGAAACAAGCAGTCTCTAAATTTTCAATTCGTGCTTGTAGTTCAACCATTTTTGACTCATAATCTTCAAATAAACTGTTATTCTTAGAACTGAAATCTGCCAACTTAATATTTGAACCAGTCATTCCAGGCTTTACTTCATTGCCTTGAGGTGTTTTTCCTAGAATTGTCACACCAGAAAACCAAAAATCTTCAATATTTAAGAACTTCTGCTTTGCGTCATAACTGAGTTCTCGGATTGACAATTCGACTGATACATAGCATTCTTCTTCACGTTGTAAAATTTCAGCAGCTTTAGAATATTCCTCAAAAATATATCCATCAACTTCACAATAAGTTTTCTTTTTTTCTTCATCATAAACTAACTGTGCATTGCAACTTTCAGGTATGATTCCAATAGGATATTCATCATAAACCACATCACCATTCTCGTCTTCATGCATATTATGAGAATAAAATTCCCACTGACCTTCTGGATTTTCATCAGTTGTTACCTTGTGAATGTATCCAAGAATAGGACGATTGCTAAAAGATGGAAGAGCAGCTTCCATGACAGAAGATTCAATATTAGAGCCGTTTACATTTAAATCTGTATGGCATGACTGTAAATGAACTGGAAGAAGCCCATCTTTGTTCTTGTCTGACTCATCAAAATTTATACGCCCATGTACTTGAACAACCAATGGTTCACCAGTTTTTTCGGCACTGAATTTCGTAGAACGTTTGTATTTATTTGAATAGAAATCATACAAATCTTCTATATAACGAAGTCTTTTCTTAGCCATTTTCTTCTCCTTTCTTCAAAATTTAGGCAAAAATAAAACCACTCGAAATAGGAGAGTGGCTAAATGTTCAGCATATTACTATACTGAATCTTTGATTTATCTATATCATCTGAAAACATCAAATTATCAGTATTCAGAAAAGTATAAATACCATTTTGTTCATCAATTTTCTGAAAGCCAAGATTTGTCATCTTAGAAGCTGTTTCAGAATCTGATGTCTTTATAAAATTCTGTTTCATCCTTTTACTCCTTATTGTCCTGCTTGTGTTCCTTCATCTTTTTCACCGTCTCTAGTAGCAAGTCCTTCATCTGAAAGATCATCATCATTCTTAGTCTGACCACCACCTTGTTTGTTACTTTGTGTATAAGAAGAAGAAAGTGGCGTAAAATATTCTAACAATCCCAATGATTTCACCATAAAAGCATTATTTATTACTCTTAAAGGAGAAGATCCATCAAGCGTTGCATAATCCATAGTGTCAATACCTAATGTAGCTTTGTCTTTTTTGTGTGACATTTTCGAATCGAGGTCAAATACAGATACATAATGAAAATAAAAATCAAAATCCTCTGTGATATTTAATTTGACATATCTCTGGATGTTTGCTTCGATTCTTTTTAATAATTCCATAGGGAGTGTCATATCAACTGTAATAGAATGTTTAAGACCAACAGAACCAGATTTTTGACCATTGAATATCATTTCTGAAATTCCAAGAGAAGAGAATAGATTCTTAATTGCCTGTGAATATACATTTGTATCATCAACCTGATTTTTATTACCAAACTCAATCTTTTCAACTTCACATGGAGTCCATGCCGAACCAACAAGACTTGGTAATACTTCATCAATCGCAGCTTGAGTAGCCTGTACAATCTCAAGGTCTACGGCAAAGTCATTTACTTCGCCTGAGTTTTCATTCATAGGGATTTTTGATAAGAGAAGAACATAATTTTCAAGTTCTGTTTTAGAACGAATAAGAGCTTCGTAGTCAAGCAAGTCTAAGAGTGATACGAATACGGGTAAGAAGTATGGCAGTGGTACAACTGGATCATCACCACATATAATACAGATAGTTTTCTCTGGTGGTAATTCAAACCATTTATAGTCATTACCTTTTGATTTATATGTTTCGTAGCCTTCTACAAAAACATCATCCCATAAGCCTTCTTCTGAATCAGTTTCGCTACCAGTACCATATAAGAAATCCTTGTTGTTACCAGAATCAAAATAAGAGGCATCGAATTTTACAATCCATGTATCTTTTTCTGCACGAGAACCGATTTTATAATATTTTGGATCAAGTGGATGTATAAAAAACGAATCTCCATCATCGTAACAAAATCCACAATAGATACCATCCCTTAAACAAGTAGCAATCATTTGTGAACCCATTGCTTTCAGATCCATTTTATCTAATCTGGTACAAAGTTCTTGATATCCTTTAATATATTCGGATGCATCCTGTGGGGGATTTGCCCAATCGGGAGTATTGTAAGATACGTTATAACTAAAGATAGGAGTGTAAGCATAATATTCTATAATCTTTTTATAGTTATGACTGATACGATATAAGAAAGCAGATATATCACGAAGATTGTCAATATTGGCAAGAGGACTTTTTATGTATGATTGAAGTTTCTCTTTTGTGTATTGAGTATATGTCTTCGATGTACCTTTTGATATATTCTGCTGTAAGATACGTTGTAATTCCTGAAAGTTAATCATCTGTGCATACTTCTGAGTAGAAGTAGTCAGCTCATTTTTACGAGTTGGTGATGGTTCTGTCTGCACTGATTTCTTTGCAGAATTATTTGATTTCTGTGTTGCCATTTATATTTCTGATTTCCTCCTTTCCTTAGTTATAGAATCCCCATTTTTTAGGGCGTTTTGAGACACCTACCATTTTGGTAATGTCAAAGTTGTTTGTACGTTTCTTGTTTCTGATATGATCCATTCGTTTTTCAGATAAATACCATCCAAGCATAGCCAAGACATACGCACGGTCATCATGCATAGTAGCTTCTGAAGCTCCTGTATCAGCGTCTTTATACGCAGGAAGTTTGAATGAATCCTTACCACCTTCACGCTTATTTCTACAGATATTAACAATTTCCTCTTTCATTGCATCAATCTGAACTAATGCGACTTCTTCATCAGGTGTTAATTTATACACTTGCGTTTTAGCAGCTTCAATCAATGAAAGTCTTTCTTCCAGTTCATTTTCATATTTATCAATGCTCAAATCCAATTTGTCTAATTCTGCACGAATCTTTTCTTCCGATTCATTCATAAGTTTGGTGTCAACTTCCATGATATTAAGATAACCTTTGTTATCATATTTTTCTGTGAAATGAATTTTGTCTGCTTCAACCATTTTTATTAAAGCCTCAAACATTTCAGATTTATATTTTGATGGTTCAATCAATTTCAGTTTTTCAACTGCATTAGGGTATCTTTTAGCATATACATCACCATTGTTATATTCCTTATCCAATAAACCACGGTGAGGATTGCCTTTTTTATCTTTCCAATCTTCAATTAAACTATCTCGAACCCAAGAGTTCCCACCTCCACCAGAACCAGCATCAGCTAAGAAAATTTCAATATTATCATAATCTAAAGCTTCACCGTTATAATCAAGAAGTATTTTCCTAATTTCTTTTATCTGGTCTTGAGTCATCATGGGGGTCTTTCTCCTAAGACCTAAATCAGAAAATGACACAACATTTACAATATCCATTGTGTATCCATCTTCTTCGTTATAAAGTAATTCACCTATACCCAGAATTGAATTGTCGGTTGAACGTGCTGGATCATATGCTAAAACAAATGTTCTTTCATTGGTATCATTACATAACACAGGTGGACGAGTGTAAGAATTACGAACAATTAAAGCTCTTTTAATAATCTGGTTCACATTCCCGTCTTGAGTGAATTTATTATAATACTCACGTTGAGCTTTTTCTGGATTATTTCTTAATTCTGTCTCAACGGTTTCTCTATTCAAAAGTGGAACATAAGGTTTGCCATGAAAAGTAGCATTAATAACAACATCACAGTTAATATCTGCTACAAAATATTTTGGATCACCTAACATCATTTTCTTGGAAAAATCACGATACTTTTGATAAAAAGCTGTGTCAATAGAAGAAGCAGAAGAAGCATATAAGAGCTGATGTGGAAATTCCTTTGGAAGAGAAGATATATCAATATTTCCACCAAGTTTGAAATTTGAATCAAGAGTTGTAAATGCACCAATAACATTAAATTCTTCTTCTGAGAGCCAGCCGCCCTCATCAAAACAGACGCACTCACACCTCTTACCTCTTTTGGCATTGATATTACTATTCAATGTTTTTACAAAACTACCATTATACAACCTATATGTAAATCCCATTGGATTGTGGATAAATCCATTTGAGTTTGCTTGCGATATTTCAACTTCATTTTTAAAAACATCTGTAAGACCAGTCATTGATTCAATATTTTTTAATGCAATATCTTCGATCTTCTTAAAAGTTTCTTGGGACTGGTCTGCTGTTCCTGAACAAATGTACGTTCTGTAGTTGTTGAACAGAAGTCCCTTTATTATGGTAAATAAAGCAAGTAATGTCGTCTTTCCTGCGGCACGACTTTCCAACCATAACACAAATGGTTTTGTCCATGAATTCATAAAAGTATATTCTTGTGCATCAAGAAGCTCAACTCCTATAAATTCTTTCATAAATTTTGTCGGGTATTTAATCCCAAATTGCTTTATTTCCGCTAATTTTTTATATCCTTCCAACTTCCTTTCAGATATTTGAAATTCAGTTGGTTTGACATAAATTTCATAATTTTTAGGTATCAATATTCCAGATTCAGTAGTCTCAAACGCCATAACTAATCCTCCTCAATATTGATTCCGTTTTCTTTTACGAGAGCTTTTAAGTCAATGTTTTCTCTGAGTAAAATACGGGCTTTTTCTTCATACTCATCAGCAATTCTCTTATATTTTGTAATAAGTTCTCTCTGTTGAATAATCATATCTGCTGAATCATTTTCGTCTAACATAATCTGCTTTAAGATAGAAGCATTGCTGATATCTGCAACTTGCTTTAGACCAGCAGAGTATTCCGCATCATATAAATTTACTTCTGCATCTCGTAAATTCATTTCTTTCATTTTACGGACTTTTCCAGTCCATGTGTTTTCGCCCTTAGTCGAATTAACACTATGCTTTAACGAAATTCCATTATCTGCTGCAAGTTTCAATACAGAAGCAGTAATTTTACTTTTTGTATCTTCGAGATTTTTAATGGTAGATATATTTGCTTCAATATTTGTGTAGTCATTCATAAGCCTTGCGATAATATCATTCATTTTCTCTATGTGATTAAATCCTTTTACAATTTCAATAATAGAGGAGAGTCGCATTCTATCATCATTTGCTTCTTCAGCAGCATCCAAATAACCAATAAGTGTTGCATATAAAAAAGGCTGTTCAGCAGTTGATTCTTTTGAAAATGGATCATAGCCTAATAGCCTTATAGCATCTTTTTTATTCTGTTCATAAGCTGACATTATTTCTTCATCTGAACTATCTTCATTTTCTACGGAAGAATTGTCAAAACTATCTTCTGATATATTTGTTTTGACTTTATAAAAATCAGAATCAAAATATGTCATACCATTATATTGTCCCATTGAGATCTGACGGATATATGCAACCCAAATATTAGATTTAACTCTCCCAGAAGCAAGGTTTTCCATTTCCTGCATACTTGAATCCCATATCCTGTCGAGGTAGGGTTTATTTAAATATCTCAATGCGAGCTTTACAGACTCTTTATCTGGCTCATGTTCAACATTTTTATTGTCTACTTTTAACGCTATTCTACGAGCACAATCTTTACAAATTGGAGTAAGACCACTTTTACTCATAGGATCTGTACTCATATAAAATTTATCTCTTGCTTTATGTGTATCACACATATAGCACCAAGCACCTTCTTTAAGTGACTTGATTTTCTCTTCCTGTGTTTCAACTTTCTTCTTTAATTGTGCAGCCGTTAATTTTGTGGGCTGTGTCTCTTTTGTCGTAGCCAAACTAACGACCACCTCCTTTTATTTCAATATAAAAAAGAAGCCACTTAATACGAAATGACTTCTCAAACTTTCCAATATTAAATTTTCAATGAAAGCGCAATTCACTTCACTTAGCACACCTTCTACGATTTGAACATAGATCTGACGATTTTGGAGATCGTTGCTTTACCAATTAAGCTAAAGGTGTATATAACAAAAGAACCGCCTCCAAAGGAAACGGCTCTTTCTTCCAAACAAGCAGAAGAGTAGCAATAACCACTCAACTGCTATAACTTTTAAGATTCTGCAACAGGGTAACTAAATAATCCACTATATACTTGACTTGTTAATCCTACAACATGATGTTCCAATCCACCACTTAAATTAGGATGAATTAATACGCCATATGATGGATCAGCAACACAAACTAAAGGACACCAACAATAATCAGAACTTGGCTTTGGAATTGAATTAGCTCCCAATATTATTGCTTGGTTTGCTGTCTTAAACCCAATATTCAAAATACTCATATAACATATTCCATTTTTAATGCAATAGTTAATTGTCGCTCCTGCACTTGTATTTTCATCAACACTAGAAATATCAACAGAAGTCCAATTAACATCTGCAACCTTACTTTTATCAGCTTTGCCATTAATTGCAGATTTTAAACTAATATTACTTTCGGTTGTCGGCTCATACATATGTGCAATAGCGCCAATTTCAAGCATCGGTTTCAATACTACATTATCAACAGTAACGCCACTTCTAACAACAATTCGGATACCATACTGTAACAAATTAGCATCACTAGCAGTCCAAGTCATATTTCCATAATTTGTACTGATACCATAATTAAAATCGTTCTTTGTTGCATCAATTCTTACAAACTGGAAATATATAGGTGCTTGATAACCATTGCTATTAGGTTGATTCACGCCATCTGACAATGTATAAGTCTGTCCAAGTTCAAGTATTTTCCTATCAGAAGTATCATATGGACTTATCAATCTGAAATCAGATTCTTTTGTAGCTGTACCATTGACAGTGATAGTACCATCGACTTCATTTACTGTATATGTAACTCCATTTGATTCATAACTTGTTCCATTATAATATGGATAGGATATTAGATTTCTACCTTGTGAAGTTCCAACACCACCAAGTTTAGTCTTTTCTTCGCTTGTATAATCATTAGAAGATAATTCCTTGCCTTCTTCCTTTACAACAAGATTAGAAATATCTTGATGCTTAGTAAGATATCCTGCATCATTTGTAAACTCAGATACATTTGTTGGAACTGTTGGAATTTCTGTCTTGTCTGCTTTATCAGTCTGTAATGTTGTAACAGCATTCTTATTATCCTTGATAGCACTATTCATGGCAGACGCATCGTTTTCATGACTTGAAATCCAATCGCTGATTTCTTTTAGAGTATTGAAACTCTCAGGTGCATCAGAAACGACCTCTGCAATCTTATCTGAAATTTCCTTTGTAACATCAGTAGAATTAGCTTTCTTTGTCAATTCAGTCTTAATCTCTGTGTCATCATAATTCTTGACACTTTTTAATCTTTCAATTTCAGTGTCAGAAATCAGCGATTTACCTTTTACTTTGTCAACTTTACCGCTAATATCCTGATGAGAGGTCAGATAACCTTTTGCAGTCAATTCTTCATCAGTCACATATCCATCAAGAGATGGAATATCAGAAGTATTTGCTTTCTTAGCAAGTTCTGTATCTACATAATTCTTATTAACATCTACGGTTGGTACAGTAATATCAACTGATTTATCATCCGCAACAGTCTGTACGACACCATTGACCTTGATAGATTCGATGACATTTTCCTCGCCTGTAGAAGAACCCGAACCATTCTTTCCGTCTTTACCATTTGTAACCGTGTATTCAAATGTAGAATCATCAGAAAATGTAATAACATATGTGTCAATTAGACCTTCAGTTTTCGTCTTTTCAATTTTTGAAATACCAATACCATCCTGACCATTTATTCCGTCTTGACCATTTTGACCAGGATCTCCCTTCGCACCTTTTGCACCATTCTTACCGTCTGTTCCGTTTACACCATTCATAACATCAAGAGTGGAAGTCTGTTTTGTGCCACTTGTGCCAGTCCATTCAAATGTAACTCTATGACCACCATCAATTTCTGTAATTGATTTGATAGTAGCAGGAGCACCTTTTATTGCTCCGAGAGAATCGGCAGTTTCTCCAACGTAACCTTTGGCGGCGGCTAATGTAATAAGATCCATATGTTACACCTCCCACCACTTTTGATTTTCTTCATCGTAAATGTAAGACTTTTTACTATCCATCTCATAATAAGTTGAAGCATTCCCTACGAAAACATCTTCAAATTTACCAATTGGCTTTTCATCTGTAGAAAGTCCATATAATTCAAGCCATACACGATTTGGCTTATCTGCATACTTGTTAATTGTGATCATTTTATATACCATCCTTTCTTTTTATTTAGTCGATTTTTTATATAACAAAACCGACTATAGAAAGTCGGTTAAAAAGTTTTAATATTTACCAATCAGTCGCCAAACTGATCATAACTATATAGGGCGATAATATGGATAGCAGGACTTGAACCTACAACGTCTAGTTCCCAAAACTAGTGGACTACCAAATTGTCCTATATCCATGTAATAATTTTAAAATTTCTTCACATACTAATCAAAAACCCAAGGAGTAACCAATGAACACATCATATAAAACAGCAATCAAATTCAAAGACTTATATATTCCTGTAAAAATGGTCAAAGTATCTCATAATAACTCAATAGAACTTAATCAGCTCTGCAAAGATTCAAAGGAAAGAGTACGTTATATCAAATTTTGCCCATCATGCAATAAAGAAATTCACAATGAAGATATTGTGAAAGGATATAGATATGCAGAAGATAAGTATGTTATTTTGGAACAATATGATATAGAATCAATTACATCAAACAAAGATAGAACACTTTCAATAAAATATTTCTGTAAATCAAAGGAAATATCAGACATACTCATAGATAAATCATATTATTTAATTCCTGAAATGAATTCAGAAATCGAATATGAGCTTTTTCGCAAAGCTATGACTACGAATAGAGTAGTAGGTATTGCTGAAATTGTATTGGGTACAAAACAAGAATTAGTTGCGTTATTTGCCAATAAGAATTGTATTATTGCAACCATTTTATTTTATGAGAATGAGATTAACGAATTGCCGATTATCATGAAACACAAAATAGATAAACAACAACTCGAAAATCTCAAACAAGATATTATAGATAATACAAAAGATTTTAATTGGAATTCACATTATGATAAATATCAACTCAAACTAAGAGAATTAATATTTGAAAAAATTCCAAAATGATAACGCCTTTCTCATTCCATCCTCGAATGGCGAGCTTTCATCTAAACTGTATAGGACGTATCCTATTGTTACAACAGTACCAGTCCGAAGACCGCAAAGGGCATAGGGCGGTAGTAAGTGTTGAGCTTACACGCCTAAGTTTCGTATACATCCCAAAAATAGGTTTTTACATCAGGTTTACCGCACGAAATAGGGCATAACGGACTCGAACCGATACTCATGGAATGAAAATCCATTGTCTTACCTTTTGACTAATGCCCCATATTTAGGGTGGAAAAGTACCACCCATTATTTTTTACAGAGTATATTCTGTAGTTCCTTCAAAAGTATTATTCAATGCACGAATTTCAGCCAATTTCTCAGTAACAGCTTCCTTAACTTTTGTAGCAAATAATACACACTGAGCCTGTGCATACAGTTCCTTCTTATCAAGAACAGTATTTAATACTGTATCAGGGTATTTTGTTACATCTCTTTCAAAATGAAATGCTAAATCTTCATTGATAAGTTTTCTCTCATTTGTTACATCCGTAATCTCCAATTCAACAATAGTAGAATCGTCTTTTGGATCTGTTGTTACTTCTGGAACGCCATTATTAAGCTTGATGTTTCCCTTGAACTGAATTTTGCTATACTCGATATATTTATTGTAATTTGCAAGTAATTCTTTTTCCTGCTCACTTGTCAAATCAGCAGTGCCAAGACTTGTAACCGTAATGTCTACACTTGCAATATCATTTTCTACATTAAATTTCTGATCTAATTTCATGAATTTGTCCCCTCGCTTTCGTTTGCAATTATTTGGTTATATGCGTCTTTGAAACTGATTACTAAATCCCTTAAAGTCTCTTTATCAATAGTACAGTCCAAATTGCTCATATCAATATTTGGATTTGATACCGTAAACTCCAATGTATTTCCATTTGGCGCAAATAAAACTTCCACAGATTCATTAAGCAGAAGAGTAATAGAATCAATTTTATTTCCATTATTCGATGTTACTCGTTTTACTTGCCCAACTTTTAATCTATCATTTTCAATAGATAATCTACTTGCCATTATATATACACTCCTTTCTTTTATTTTTAGTTTTCCTTTTAATCGTTGAGTTGCGGAAACAGGACTCGAACCTGCATTCTCTTGGTTATGAGCCAAGTGAGCTTCCATTGCTCGTCATTCCGCTATGATAATAGGAGAGGAGCGACCTCCCCATATTATATGTAGATTGGTAAGATCTACTGCCGATTGATTACCAGTCAACCGACAAAGAGAATATTGAAAATTCTCTGACATGTAATATTATCCAGTTGCAACGCCACATCGGAATTAAACCGAAATCTTCTCTGATATGAGACGCATGTTCAATCATGCTGATGACCTGGATAATATATTATTCTCCACATATTTTCAGTCTTCGGAGCAAAGACCTCTTGATAAGGTTTAATGACTCTTATCCGTCAATTAAGATTCTCATTAACGTAGAGAGGCACGAACATCTTCTCATTTCTGAAGGCTGAGATAAACCGATGATCCTAGATGTCGGTAGGAAAGAAATAGGACTTACAATACTACATGAATAACAAATGCCAAGTTGATTTTTTCATATTTCAAATGAAACCGTGATGCTGTATCAACCCAATAACGGTTCACTATTTTGTGATTCTTATTGACTAACAGAATCGCTTTACCTACAACGATTAGAGGTGTTCCACACTTAACGGTGGTGGATTACCATATTTTTTAGTTGTCTACTAAGGCAAGACCTTTCCATAACACCGCCAATGAGCAGTAGCAATGGGAAGTTTTAGACCATTCCAAAGGTCAATAATTTCGCAAACCGACCTTTATATTTATGTCACATATCGGTCAGTGACAGCTCACTTGTAAAAATCTATCAACGGATTGACAGACCGCCCTCACTTCTTTTGGATGTGAGCAGCTTGTATTATATCTATTTATTCTCTACATTGTCGTCACCTCTCGGCTCAAATATCACGTTACTATGCTTTCTTGTTTAAATTAAATTGTTGGTGTTAGACGAAAGTTTCATCGGGATTGCCTACAAATCAGAAAGTGATTTTTGTTCTACTTGTTTTATTTCTCCATCAGCAAAATATTTTGCAAATTGCTCATCTGCATCAATATCCTTGTACACTGATACCATATCTAGCGAACTCCATCCGACTAGCATTTGAATTACATCATCAGGAAGACCGCTTCGAGAACAAGAAGTTGTAAAGAAGTGACGAAGACTGTGAAAATAAAAGTCTTCTCCTAAATGCTTACTGAATGTATCAGCCCAGCTATCAAGAGTGCTTGAATCCATAGGTTCATCTATATATTCTCCATTTACTTTCTTTGGAAATAACCATTCTGATTCAATTCCGTGTTCTTTTCTATAATTCATCCACAAATCAAAATATGGCTTAAACGGTTTTGCAAGTGTATATACCACTAACATTTTTCCGCGAGATCCTCTTCCTTTTGTTTGGATCTTTTCAGGTGTTTTATATAAAGAACCGTATATGATATTTTCATCATCGAAATAAGATACTTTAAATCGTGGTAACTCACTCTTACGTCTGCCACTAAATGCAGCTAATGCTAAAATACAAGCCTTGTCATATTTACCTTTTTCAACCCAATAATCAAGCATACCCTGTACTTGTTCATCGGATAATACAGTTTTAGTAAATACTTTCTCATTTGCAGGATTTTCAATCTTACGTATAATCGGTTTAAAGTCCTCATACTCATCATCTAATATAGCTTCGACATAATTTGAAAGAGAAGAGAGAGTAGATTTTACTCTACGCATTCTAGCTGGCGACCATTTATATTCAGTAAGACAAAAACTCTGATAACGAGCAATATCCCTCTTAGATAAATCAATAAAGAATTTGTTGTCGCAATGCTGAAGTAGATAAACCCAAAAAATAAAAAGGTCACGTCTATATGCATTGATTGTATTTGGGGATCTATCAACTGAACGAAGATAATCCAAAAAGTCATTTCCTAATTTTATATTCTCTTTATTACACTGAGTCAATAACTCATCAGTAACAATATTATTGTGTTGTATTTTTCTACCCATTAAATCTCACTTCCTTCCAAATAAAAAAGAAGTGAGATAATAGTAAATACTAAGCCACTTCTTTCAAATATTTATTCAATATATTTCTATATGTTTCTTCATTCATTTCATCTGGTAATAAAATATAATAATCAAGTCCATTGCGTTCAAAAATATCACGTTTTTGGTATAATTTCTGTCGATACAATTCTTTTGACTTTGATTTTATTGGAGTATTATTTCGATAAGCTTCTTGATGACCTTTGTTCCCAAGTATGCCAGCAAGTTCTATATAGACTTTTTTATTATTGAAAATAATAAGATAATCGCAATTCATATTGCCATTATAAGAATTATCTATAGATTTGTATGGAATATTTCTGAAATAACTTTCATTAAATAAAATATTATTACTTCTCAAAAATCTGCTAAATTCATATTCATATAAAGATGTCGTAACTTCTCCATCATCGAATTTATAATTCATTCCATTTCCTGCTTTTTGTAATTCATATCCTAATGAATTTATATATTCTCGGAAAGAACAATTCTTTAATTTCTTACAAACTTCTGCATATTTACGATTGTCTGCATAAGTACCATATTTTCTAAAGTCATTATATGTAATAACACTTCTATTTTCTTGAGTTTTTATCAGATTACACACATCATTAATTTCTTTGATAGTATCTTCATCTGATAAAATACTTCCATGTTTGCCAGTTATTTTCATTCCAAGTTCTTTTTGCATTAGCCATAATTCGCCCCAAAATTTTCGTACAGTTCTAATACCAACACCATCTTTTTGTTTTGGATAAAAATCATATACATCCAATGGTGAACATTTGCGTTCTTGCATTTTCATTACAATATTTATTACATCTTGTTTTGAAAGTTCTCTTTCAGACTTTCTTTTAGCTTTAATCTCTTCATATCCCTCTTGGTATTGAAAAGTGTAATGCTGTACTTGATTCCATGTTATATTATGTATATTTCCTTTTGAATCAATGTAATCCATCTTTTCTCGTGATGCACCATTAACAGGAAGATTAGTTCCATCAATATGCAAATCTATATTATTTAATTTACAATATAAATTTATATTATCATATGTATATGGATTACCTAAAAAGAATCTGTTTAAACATGTATATCTTCCCTTGCCATTCTTTATTTGATGGTACTCTGTTCTGTGTTTATATCCATAATTGTCAATAATATCTAAGTAATATTTTCTCGATTTTAATTTTTCATTGTATACAACTTCAATACTCTCATTCAATAAATTGTACACAACATCTTCCGAAAATTTTACTGGAAAACTATTTCTTATAGCTTCCAATTGTTTGTTTACATTTTTTGTTCCCATAATTTTTCCTACTTTCTCACCTACTCTAATACATAAAAATAGAATGGGAGAGAGGTAGGTGACTCTACTCTGTCAGCTCATGACTTCTGACAGTCCCATTCCATAAATCCCACAATCAGCTATGACACCAATCATGAGCACATATATTTATTCTCTGTTTCCATATAAAGTTCGTTGCCGATTTAACATCTCCCAATCCGTATATAAAAACATTGAAAAGTCCTCCCACTTGGTAATGCTCCAAGCCGATCCGAAGACGACAGATTTACAGTCTGCCCCACATCTTTAGTGGTCTATGAGAGGATACAAAAAGAGTGTGTAGCATACACCACACACTCTAAATATTTAAAAAATAAAATCAAGCAAATCAAATAATCTTCCAACCGAATTATATTCGTCAAAATCACTTAAATCAATCGGCTTACTAGAATAAAATTCACGCTTTTCATATCCATTAACATCACTTTTAACAGAAGTAAATCCGTGAATTTTTCCGTTTTCATCTTTATCGAATGTAATATTTTTATGAGAATTATCACTTACGTCACTGCAACTGCAATTCTTACAATTACCATCACAATCATCGTCTACATCTTCAGCGTCCTCACCAATGTTGAATTCATGAATAATGCATCCAGAATCTTTATTGTCCATAACAAAAGCTGAACTCACATCTCCATGAATAAATACAATGTCTGTCTCATCCATATTGATATAAGTATCACTTCCCTCATACTTGGCAGCCCGAACACATACATTCATTTCAGAATCAATACTAAGAATAAATGCATCATCATAACCATCCAAATAAGGATCATTCAAATCGTTACAAGAAGCAAGTTTAAAATTCGTATTCTTAATAACAGAATTAAGAACATCTTTCATCACATCATACTTAGCCACAACTACAATTTCTGAACAATCATCATCATAATCTCTTGTACAAACATCCAACTTGTCAAAAGTATCTGCTAAAAATTCAGCAAAATCATTTGTATCTGTAAAACCAAATGTTTTCAATATATTTTCACCACCTTAGAATTAGAGTTGTTTTGCAGACTTTGACATCTTAAAGCAAATCTCATCATGCTGTGGAGTTACATACTCCTCACCTTTGCGATCACCCATCATAATTTTTCCTCTACGCTCTGGAACTGTCTTAACCTTAAACTTTCCAAGCTTTCCAACAGGAACTGATTCTGCGTGGTTTGCTGTTAATGTCTCTGTGATTACATCAGCAAAAGCATCAAGAATAACTGCGATATCCTTCTGTGAAGCTCCCTCAACTTTATTTGCTACTGCCTTTAATACCTCGTTCTTTGTCATTTTAATTTTCTCCTTTTTTCTCAATTATTTATTTTTTTAATACAAAAGAGGGTAGTGTCTCATTTGAGTACACTCCCTCCGATACATACAATTGTGACAGCAACATCACAATTTCTATACAATCGGACTAATTAAAAGTAGAAAATTAGCCCAATTTTCATAGTTACTTATGCATAATATAAAACCAAGTCACTCGTACTTGGTCTACTTTGTCTTGAAATTAGTAATTCATCAATATATAATTGTTCGTCAAGTATCAAAGATAGTTGACTGGCTATGAACCTGTAGCCTCTATCTGATTGATTTCTCTTTCAGATTACTTAATTCAAAATTATTTTATATGTCTCAGTATGTCCAAATAATTTGTCAAAACCATATACCTTAACACAAGCCTTACTTCCTTTGCATAGCTTATCACTATATGGATCAGAACCAACAAAAGATGGACTAATAAGAACCTCTGCATCGCCTAAAATTCCTTCATGAGATGGAATTTCTTTACCAGAATGATAATGTCCTAAAAGCACCGTATCATAGAACTTTTTATGTAAAATACTTATGTCTTTAATAGCATTTTCAATATTTTTTAACTGATGACCATGCATAGCAATAATTTCGTTACCAGGAATATAGACTTCTATAAAATCATTTCCTTCCTTTGCTAAATGAACAGTAACTCTTTCATTATTTACACATAAGTCTTTTATATAATTACCCATAAGATATTCTAAGTCTTCATCTGCAAGTTCTGATGCTTTGGCATTCAATACTCTAAGTTGAGTATGATTAGCAGATGGAGTATGATAATATGCAATTTTTGTATATGTAGACAATTTATTAAGCATACTCGCAATCAATCGACAGATTTCCACTGTAGCCTTTACAATTGAACTGTCATTAATTTTCAAGTCACTAAGTCTCAAAACGCCTTGGATTAAATCTCCTAACGAAACAATTGTCAATGTTGTAATATGCTTATCTTGTACAAAATGGATCAATCTGTAAGTTAAATATTCAAATCGTCTTTTTGCTTCCTCTGGTGAATATTCGTTATTGACACTGCAATAAGCCGCCCCATAATGGACATCCGCCAACCCTACTAGATAATTAATTTCGTGATGAATATTGTCCTCGATTGGATGAAATTCTGGCGGTGTGAGTGATTGAACTACATTACCAACATATTCATAATACATTTCCTGACGTGCTTCAGCTCTGTCAATTCTCGATCTTTCAACATTGCTTGTCTGTAACTTGATACGTTCCTTACGAAGTTCCTGAATCTTCACATCTAATTCACTATCAGAAATATTCTCTGTTTTATTTAACCCAATTTTATACTTTTCATATTCACTTCTCATCTTGCCACCAAAAGGAGTAGAAGAGGACTTACGAATGGTATCTGAATTGCAGTTAATTCCATATTTATCCTTGATTTCTGACCAATCATAGTCATTTTCACCATCAATTTTTGAATCAATATCTGTGATAATCTTGTCATATGTTTCAAGAGTTAGTCCATATTTTGAAAGTTCTTCTTTGAATTTTTCAACATTAAACAATCAGTCACCAACCCCTTACTCTTTATCAGACGGAACATCCAGCTCCTCATCTGTCTTTAATGCAACAGTAAAATCAATTACCTGATTCTTAAATGAAGTAAGCAGATCAGTTACCTTTACTTCCTGCTCCACATCATTCTCATCTGTATATGTAATGGTAGTACAATCCTCTGAGAGTGTACCTGCCTTTACTGTTAACTTATCTGTAGTTGTTCTTGTGAACTTTAATTTACTAGCTGCCATTTTCCTTTTCCTCCATAAAATTAAAAATTCCCACCAGAACGCTTTCTGCCAGGATTAAAATACATTTGTTTCGTTTTATTCTGTTTTACTTTGATATACTCACGAATCTTCTTAATATAATTTTCATCATAACTCAAACGAATATGTGACTCCAAATAATAACATCCACAACGAGTTGGAATTTTATTTGATAATACATTGTCTATGAGTCTATACGATGGATTAAGATTCGAGAGATGGGTATGCTTTTCTGTATCTTCTTTTCTACAGATACGAAAGCCATTTTCGGTCTTGTCTATATAAAAATCTTTATACTCAATTCTATTTTTCATAGGCAGAACCTACTTAACATACTTATTTTCGATGTAACGCTTTCCACCACAAGTCTTGTAATATCCAATATGTTCACCTCTGCGATCTACATACCCTCGTCTTGTGTTTCTAATTACACCTTCAGATAATAATTTTTCAATTTCATTTTTTGAAATGTACTTAATAATTTTCACTTCTTTCTTGATTTATTTCCTACAAAGTAGGATAGTAGTTGGAAATGTAGGATTTGAACCCACGACCTCCTGAACCCAAATCAGGCGTTCTAACCAAACTGAACTAATTCCCAAAATAAAAAATCCCATACCGAAGTATGAGATCCTTACTTAATATGAGCTGAGATATTTGACTCAATACACTAACACTTACTGTGGTTGGACACAGTTTATCACACAAGCGATTAGCTTGTAGTTAGCAACAACACCGATTTTGACATAATCGGCAAACTCTTACCACAAAGTATTATAGATTTTCTTTCTGCACATTCTTCCTTGCGAGATTCATAGGTTGCAGCCTATTAGAGTTGCACGTACTTGTACTTTCTCATATAACACCTTGCGAGTGCTATATGTCACCATATTACAGGTGAATAAGTTGTTTTTCTCTTTGCGGTCGCACACACTTTTGCTGTTTTGTAATTTTCTTTTAAATATTATTTACCTAAAATAATTTGATTTCTTTCAAAAGTATGTACTTATTATGGACGATGAGGTGTACATTTGATCATCCGTACCTTTTGAGTACAGCCCAATCATCACCATCCTGCTCGGATTGCGATCTCCTTACTTTTTGATTCCATCCCTGTTTTTCAACTTAAGAGATATTACCAAAATCCTACCAGCGGTTATACTTGCGGTATTCCCACCAATAGTACACAAATCATACCCACATTTCTGTGTTACTACAGTGCCTATTTCAAGACACCCACCAATCAACCATATTCGCCAACAGTTGTCCTTGAATAGAAGGTTGGGCGTAGATTTTATGTGTTTTCCGTTAAACTGTATTTCACAGTCGCAGCCTTATAATACGATAAGAACCACTTTATACATGTCGCCATGCTTATTTTGAGATTTAACATCTCCTGATCCGAAACCAACCAGTCCTACAAAAGTAGAAAAGCTCTCCCAGTAAGACTCGAACTTACGACTTTCGCATTAACAGTGCGATGCTCTACCAGCTGAGCTATAAGAGATTAAGAATTGTCAGTGACCATACCACAGAAACTGTAGCACAGCCACCGATCTATAAGAAGAGGAGTACAATATGAATATGTACCAATCTTAGAAATGAACTTTAGAATTGTTCAGAACCGCCAATGAATTAGTAGCGATGGAATCTCTTAGATTTTATCAGTTCACCAAATAAGCTGATTATCCGTAAGTTTACCAACTTAACATTAAAGTTAGCATTTATGGCTGCTTGCACCACATACATTGTCTCTATGGACTTTATTGCCTCAGTATGATACGAGATCTAAATCACTGTTCTGAATTTAATTTGTGTTATATTATGTCCGTATAGGACATTGTTATAATGTCTCTCGACAATTATATATTCTCTGTTTTATCAGCCAAGAAAAGCTGATTTCATTGTTTTAATCAAAATATCCATTTAACTTTCTGTTGTAATAACGAGTTATTTTTGGTTTTGTCCAAATTTTTGCCTCACATTGGATATTATCATATGTATGGATTTCTTTTTCTGGAATATATTTACATTCCAAACTTAATCCATCTAAAATTTTTACCACTGTATTATCAGTGGGAGTAGTAGAAGATAGGTAGGCGAATATACATTTCTCTGCCCTTTTGAATACTTTACGGACTGTCGCTACATTTATATCTTCCTTCTCTGCGATTTCTTTAATAATCTTTTCCTGTGTAATTGTCAAAAATAATCATTCCTCCCAACTGCACGAATTCGTTTATAGAATCATATCTTACTTTGTAAATTAGGCTTATGCCTATATGATATGTTGTTCTCCATATATAAACATTTGGAGTATAATTTTCGACCATTAGTAATGGGTTACAAAATTTTAAACATAATAAAATAACCCAATATTTATGGTCGAATTTTTAACAAAAGCCTAGCTACTACATTTTTTATTTTCTCTATATCTTCTTGTTTGTAATCTTCTTAATTCTCTATTATGTTCAATGTTACATTTAGGACATCTACAAGTCTTTACATTGTTTTTATCAACTTCAAACCACTCACCGCAATCAATACATTGAATGACTTTTGGTTCTTTATATTTAATATTATTCTTCAAATTCTCTACTACATATTCTCCATAACAGAACCAAAATAATTGTTTTGCACGTTTTTTATTCTTATATAAATACTGTACAAGCATATCAGCAATCATTTCTTCCGAATATCCAAGTTCAGCAAACTGGTTTCTAATAGAACAAGCTACATAATGAAGATTATCAATGTATTCATCCTTCATATTAACCATATAACGATACTTCTTGTTTAACTCATCATATAAATTAGAAACTTCTTTAGAGCATACAATATCGGGGTTTTTCATCATATCCTTATATTTTAATTCTCCAAGTTTCATACCTCTTGTATTAATTGATTTATTAGGAATACGAGAGTAGAGTTTATTTACAAAACTATCATTTCTATCATCAACTTGTGATTTTTCCTTGTCTTTGGCGTATTCAAAAAATGCAGGAAGTTTCTGATTGGTAAACTCTTTGATTTCTTCACCAATTGTTTCTGGAAACTCAGGCTTGTATAATGTTTTAGCGTAATCAATAACAAAATTATTCTGACAGCATAAACGCTTGACACAATTAGTTGCATGTTCTTTTTCCTCATCTGTTCCATTGATAAATACGTCATTATTCCAGATTTTTGAAATATTGTTGCTATAAATACCGATGTTTCCACCTGTAAATGCTGCATTTAATCCTTCATAAATACTCTGATTATTCAAAATTCTTGGTTCAGCTTTACGCATATTATAATAGAGTGGTACAACACCATTCATATTACGTTCTGCGATTCTTACAAAATCAGGATCAGCAACTACCAGTGATTTATCTCCATCAACATCAAACTGAAGAATTTTACTAATCAGGTCATATGTACTTGTATATACCGCATTTGTTGTAAACCATTCTCTGATTTTATCAACTCGTTCCTCATATACTTTATTCGCCACATTGAAACGAATAGCATGTTCTTTGTAGAGGTGAGGACTTCTTAGACAGTCAAGTTTATCATATTGTTTAAATAACCAACAAAATACCTCTTTGTCTGCCAATAATCCTTTAGGTGTATCAATGTGTCCAAACCAATACTCACAAGCTGCATAATAATCTGGAAGTAAGAAAGTATATTTTCCATTTACTTCAAGTTTTCCACTTCTATATTTTTTTAAAAGGCTATTCTTTACTTCACGGATCACGTCTTTTGCATATGTATCATTGAGTAGAGCAGGATAAATCTTTACCGCTTTTTGAAAAGCTGTCATATTTGTATTATAAGGTGTAATTCCAAGAATATCTTTCATGGTATCAATAGAGTTACAAATATTTGTGATTCGTTCTACAGACTTCTTTGTAAGCAAATCAATCTCTTCGTCTGTCACATTTGTGAGAGTTTGTAACATTTGATAATTGATTTTTGCATTTTTAATTCTATCTTCCTCAGTGTTACATCTGCCAGCTTGACAATGATATTGCTTAAAATATGTCTTATACTCATCCCATGAATCGTAAAACTTATACATCTTAAATTGACTTTTTGTAAAAATTATTCTAATATCTTCAGCAATTACATCATGGTCTTGTCCATAAATATCTGTGATAATAGGAGAGTAATTATTTACTTCAATAAACTTTTTAAAATCAAATACTCCCAATAAACCTTTCACCCACGGGGCACGAAACATTGTGTTCTTCGTCATTCCGCTTGGTAATATCATGCCAGCTCCATCAGTATGAGTAATCGGAACAGTACCAGTTTTTCTCTCAATCGAATAATCAGTTTCATCAATAAAATCAAATTCTCCTGGCACATTCGTCTCAAAATCATCCACAACAATGCATCTGTCTATATCAAAATCCTTCCACTGGTCAGTAGCTGAATTCGCCAATGCCATATATGCAAGATGTTTATTTACATTGTTTCCACCTTTTGAATTTATTTTGTCAATAGTAAGACCACACATGACTGTTTTTTCAACTTCATTCCATACTGATTCTTTAATAAAAACAGCTTTTTTCTTACGAATTTGACCAGCAGAAGATGTAAAGTATCTGTATTTTTCGCCATTATACATAAATCCATAAAAAGATAAATCTTTAAATACATCAAAATAATAAACTTGAACTACAATAAGAGCATCTGTTAATTCGTCTTTTTTAATGCCGATAATACGTGTAAGGGAAGATTCAAATACTGAAATGATATTGTTATCATTTAGTTCGTCTTTTCTTAACTCTCTTAATTCGATTTTTTTATTATATTGAATATTATGCGATTTGCAATACTCGATTTTATTCGATAGATTCTCTTTTTGAATTGTCTTATTTGATAAAAGATTCAGAAGTTTTTCTTTTGATAAATTTGCTTTCTCTCTTTTGTGTTTTATAATCAAACACCACTTCATATATTCTTTTACAGAATCATTTTCTTGTTCATAATAGTCTTCAACGGTACAACGTCTCCAATCAGAAAAATCATCTTTGTTGTAACCTTGCGTCACGAGTTCTTCTTCTAATTTTGGAAGCATATTATTTACATAATTTCTTTCACGTCTGTATTTACAGTTCATTTCATGTAAGTATTTTTCATGGTTGCTATAAAAATGACCTGTATCTACAGAATACATATTAATCTGTGTATCTAACATTTAATTTCCTCCATATGTAAATCTTTTAAAATATTCCATCTTTTTAGTGGTGTATCTATTAAACAAGGATCAATAATCTTGCCTGTTTTCATGTTATAAATTGCTTCACAATTTTCTTTTGATACATATGGAAACCAATTTATTTGTGGTAACTTTAATAGATGTTTTGTATCATACTTGTCGCTGTTATTATATAGTGGCTTATATTTTGAAATTAATGTTATTTCATATATTGACAAAAGATACCCGTCAGGAACATTTGCAATATAAATAACCAAATTTGATATACTTTCTCCTCTACATATAAAATACATGTTTTTATCAAAATAATTATTTATAACGCTATGAACTTCAATTCTATTATCAATATTAGTTGACTTCCCAATATACACTAATTCGTCTTTATCTATAATCTTATATAGATAAAAATTGGTTTCTTTTTCAACTGTACCAGCCATAAATCCTCCTTTTATCTTTTATTTATTATGTTTCACTTATATATTCTCCAAATGAAATTTCTATTTACTCACTTTCAGATTTTCCTTCGTTGAAAGCTACAATTCCAAATGTATCAACAGAAATTACCAATCCTATTGTTCTAATACATAAATTGTCAACCATGATTGCGAAAACAAAAATGAAAGTAATTGATATAAATGTTAGAAATTTATATATTAACTTTTTACGAAATCTCTTTTTATCAATATAATACTGTTTATCCTTAAATTTCACATACCAGAAATCTTGTGTGTTGCAAAATTGAGGTAATTTATCTTTTAGTTTATTTACAATTTTATTCATCGTAGTCCTCCATTTCTTTGTATTTAAATCCAAGCCAATTAATTACTCTGTCTGTCCCCAAACATCCAATACAGTCCTCATGCATATATTCTCCGTTTTCATTATCAAGATAGCGTTCACCTTGATAAATACCTTCGCCACAATAACAGCATAGATACTTTGGATGAGGTGGAGAGTAATAAGGACACCGATAATCATGTAGACCGTCATTTCTTCCACATATACTACACATATAGTTATTTAATTCTCCTTTAATACAGTTGTTTAAATTTTCAAGTTACAACTTTTAGATGGGTATTTGTTCACCGAATGGCGTAGAATTTTCTGTACAATGGTGTACATTAGAAATTCTGGCTAGAAAGGGTATCTCAGTTAGATTTACTAGCTTGATATTTTCTCATACGTTCAGCCGCCTGTTTTTTCTGTTCATCTGTAAGTTCACGTTTCTTTGCTCTAAAACTGATTAATGTTTTATCCTTTAATAAATATTTCTTACCTCTACCAGTATCTTAAATGAGAGAGTACATATCAGGACTTTCCTTGCACAATCTATCCAATTTAGTAATATATGTAGAATCTGAAGCATAAATTGTTGCGAATTTCTCATCACGCATTGCATTAATACAAATTTCCTGTTCTTCAATTGAAACTGTCATATTTTTATCTGCCATTGTTCATCTTCCTTTCTCTATAACTTCTGATATTGTTTTCCATTTGTTTATGACGTGAAAGATCGTCTTTCCAATCCGAAATAATTCTATCAGCAATATTACGACTGCCTTCATAATCGGTGCAAAAATCTGACATATAAATATTGCCTCCATATGTATTCTGGTATTTATGGTTCTTTGATGTAATTGTTACGGTTCTGTTCATTAATTAGTTCTCCTTTACTGTTTAAAAATTTATTCATTGCAATCAACTCCTTTGAGTGCTGCGTTAATTTGTTACATATGTTTATTCTCTGTTTTATTTACGACTTATTGCCGTTTTTGATTTCTCCAAATGAGTCTACATTGTAGATTTCCAACATCTTAGCAATAGCCCATTCAATTTCTTGCTCATATCCTTCTTTATTAAGTACATATATATTTGGTACATTTTGTGGTGGTTTCTTTGGATTAGGTTGAACACTACCAACTTCTTTTTTAATTAGAAGTGGTTCTTTGTCGCCAATAGAAGATGTGAGATATTGAATACATTGATTAATGGTATCTTTTGACATAGAAAGTTCTTTTGACATAGATTCTATACTTCGCCAAAAAGCTTCTGGTTTAATTTCAGGGTTATACATAGTTTCTTCATTATCTTTATTTTTGGGACGAATGAAAATATACGAATTAATATAAAGAAAAGCCATTAATATATTCTCTTTATTAATACTAGATTCGTTCATCATAATAAAATCAAGCTGAGAAGATGTGATTTTTGAGAACTTGTCAACAGCATCAAAATTTTCAGGAATGATCTTAATTTCAATGCCAGTATCATATCCAAGCGTGTCAAGATCCTGTTGAACTTCAATCATTTTGTTGTTGATCATATATTCCAGTACATCAAGAATTTCTTGAACAGCTTTCGGTCTGCGTTTGTGTGTCTTGTATCCGTAGAAATTTAGAACTTTTCTAAGAGTAATCCAACTATAGTCTTCGTAAGACCTATATTTATCAATAAGGATATAAGTAATATAGAATTTACGACTAACTCCATATTTAGTTTTAATGTTTCCTTGAATATAGTTATTTGGAAAACGAGTAAAGTATTCTGTTTTCTGTTGCAATAAAAATTCCTCCTTTATATGTGATATTTATTTATTCTCCATTTGAAATTAAGTGGAAGAGAACCTTGCGAGCGTTCAGTAAAGTAGGTCTGAACCCCCACATGTCTGTTTTATTTTAGAAATTGGTAGGGGATGAAACCCACTTTGCCGAACTGAAAGAAGATATATAACATTATTAATAAGACAGACTATTACGCTTGTATTTCGCTTACGCTTCATACAAGCTCTATAATTTTTTGGTTGATTGTTATTGATTGGTTTAGGTATGTGGTGTTTTGGATTAATATTTTCATTTGGGTACATGTATGATGTACCTATACGACTATTCTCTGTTACAGATATTTTTCTTGCCATTCATATCCACATGTATAACAGTGATATTCATAATAATAATGTAATGAGAAAAATGTTTCTTTTGATACAAAATTCAAATCTAACCCTTTTGTTTTACCTTTTTTTGGTAACTCGTTTATAATATTTTTCTCCACATATAAGACAAGTTTTTACGAATGGTATTTTTAGTGATTCAAAAATTTTACCTTTGCTCATTTGTTTTATTCCTTTCTGTTTGTTCCAAATCAACATACTTCTCTTTGTAAATATCCTCTACAAAGAATACTGGCAATTTGTCGTGGTACTTTCCATATAATTCCTCATCAGAAATACGAGAGTAGCATTTGTATTTACCTATTGGCGAATTAACTTCTCTGATATAATCTTTTACAATAGATTTATTTTCCTTGAATCGCTCATTTATTTTTCCACAAATAGTACAGTAGGTATATAAACCTGTATTAAGATGAGTTTTTCCTGCGAATGTGGATTTGTTTTGAATCAGGCATTCTTCATAATGATGTTTGTGCTTTGATTTGCGGTTACTCTTTGAGATATTACTTTCTGTTGACTTGAGATATTTTGGTATTTCATTTTCTTGTATCATATTTGATTCCTCCTTTGATGTATTATTCTCTCTTTATAAAAATGTGATTATTGCACTATTGTTCTTTTGGTAGTAAAATAAATATATCTAATTTTAAAGGAGGAATTGTATATGAAGAAATTGAAGATATTAAAGAGGATATTTAGTTTTGTGTTATGCATTGTAATGGTTATTACCGTTATTCAATTAGTACCACAAAATATTTATGCTGCCAATAAGGTTAAATTGAACTATACAAAGCTTACTTTGTATGTTGGCGAAGTAAAGAATTTGAAAATACATGAAGGAAAAACGGAAATATATTCTGCTAGATGGTCTTCTTCTAATAAAAATGTTGTGAAAGTTACTAATTATGGACATATAGAAGCATTAAAACATGGTTCTGTTAAAATAATCGCCAAATATAATAATAAAAATTATGTTTGTAAGGTTACTGTCAAGGATGCTTTAAAAGATCATGTAAGTTATGAGTTGATTGATATTCCTGAAAATGCATATTCGGGACAGTATAATAAAATGATCAAAATTGTAAACAATAATGATGTTACTGTTAATGTTAATATTTCTATTAAACAATACGATAAGGATGGATTTTATATTAGACAAAACACAAATGATTATATAGTAAATAAAAATACTTATATTATTGCATTAATGGAATATAATAATGGACGTGTAATAGATTTTAATAATCCAATACAATATGACGAACAGTTAAAGATATCTTTGAGAAGTGTAAATAGAGCAGATTCTATTGATATAAAATATAATATTTCTGATCAGTATATTGATAATGGTTGGATATATAGAGATATTGTTTTTACTTCACCTATTACTAAATCTGCAAAATATTCTGCGTTATGTTATAATAGTAGTGGAGAATTAACGAGAATAGTTACTGGTTATGTATATGTCCCTGCTAATGAAAAAGTAAAAAAGAAAGATGGATATAATTTGAATTTTAAAGATAAATATGATATCCAAAAAATAAATATATATTTCTATTGATCAAGTATTGGTTTATTGGACTATGGCTTTGGCTGTAGTCCTTTTTTATTGCTGTTTTATATATGGATATCTCTATTTAAAAGATGATTTGTGCGAAGGTTTTAATATACCCCCAATATGTTGAGATTCTTGAGTGTGACTTTTGATGGAAAAATCGTTATCGGTGAAAACGCTTATATATAAGGAAGAAAATAGGATTGTGGGTGTGATTTTAGTATGATGGGATTTTAAAATTTAGGGGTTGAAGTGAGTGAAATGGTTGAAAAATAAGGTTTTTGACGATATGGGGTACGATAAGTGGTTTGAGATGGGGAAATTGAGATTTTGCTTGATTTTGTTGGGATTTTGAGGATTGGGAGATGGTTAGATTTTTGAGTTGGTGTATGGATGAATCAGCTATAAAGTTTACTGCATTTCCAGCCCATCTAATTAGTTTTAACTACCCCGGGTTAGACAAAAACAGTGGATAATAGATATATATTGACCATTCTTTTTCTGATCATTTGATCAAGTTTGATGTAGTTTTTAAAACTATATGAGATAGTATTGATATTATTATTTTGTATAGTTTAAAACTATGACATATCGTTTAACATAGCTTTTATTTATACAAAACAATTTCTAATAAAATCATAAAAACATGTTGACAATCACACAAACATATGATAAAGTATAGACAAATCAAGAACGAACCACAAAAAACAACAAATTAGAAAAAGTTCTTGACAACCACAAGTTCTTGTGATAAGATAATCTCAACAAAACAAAGAAAACAACAAAGTGCTAAGGCTCTGCAAACTCACATAGTTGCAATCAAAAGTTTTTGTTGACAATCACATAAACATGTGATACAATTCAAGCACAAATAAGAAAGAAGGTTGATAAACTGATACATATTTAACAATTCAACATGAATTAAAGCAAGCACCCACTAGCAGAACGGCAATTCTAACTAGCAGGTTGCAAGCTAGGAAAGTTCCCAAAACAATTCTAGCATATCCGCTTTAATTCCACAACAAAAATATAAACAGTTCTATTCATGTATAGGTACTGTTTGCCATTCCTAGAGTGACAAGCAAAAGACTAAAAGTGTGTAGGGTTGCTAGAGGTTTTAATATCCAATGTTTCCTCTATACAAAGCACTGCCAAAAGCAGGAACATATAGCAGACAATAGACACAAAGTCTCGAAAAAATAGTGTAGCTGTCCCGGTTTATTACCTTGGACAACAAATTATAGCATTTATTTTTAGCTATAAATACGTGAGAGAACACTCACAAGTGTATACGGTCAAAAAGCCTAGTTATTTTCTAGGAGTGACGTTAAAGCTGATTAGAAACGGCACGAACTTAAAAAACCGCGCTACAACAAAAAGCGTGATTGACTTAGGTTCATAATCATACTTACTAAGTCAATAAATACATAAGAGACAGACACAAGTATAAAGTGGCAGGTAGCAGGGTAACACCTGCTATTCTTGGTGTTGGGTAATTCCAATCCACATGACCGTTGTACCTCTGTGTTCTGTATATCAGAGTTATACATAGTTAGAGGAGCAGATCAGCACTACCAGTCTGCTCTTTTATAGTGTGCATAACACTATGACAATAAATACAATAAAATCATATAGCACCTATGCGTTAAATAGGAGAATAGGAGATACTATGAAAAACTTACAGATCAATTTCTATGCAAAGAACATCACAGAAGAGTCTAAGTCTGAACTTATGACAGCAGTACAGCACGAGTCTTGTAACATGAATATTCAGTTGCTTGATGATTCCATCGCTAAACTTGAGAAGAAGATTGCTAACGAGAACGGCAATTATTCACCCGAAGAAGTACAAGCTTTCCAGGTACAATTAGACTCTGCAAATGAATCACGGGCTAAGTTTGTAGAGACACAGACGGACACATTAGAAGTATACAATAAAGTTATTTCTGCTATGTCACAGAAAAATGCTGATCACTTTGGCAACTCTGCTGATGTTGTAAGAACTGTACTTCGTGTACTTGGCTCATGGGATAACTCTAAGCTTGTAAAGTATGCAATTATTCCTGCTTTTGAATCACCTGAACTTTATGAAGCTTTACAGACAATTCATATTAACTCCAAAGCAGGTGATGACGGAAACCTTGTAATGTCTAAAGAGGTAAAAGAAGCCTATAAAAAGGCAAGCGCAGAACTCGAAACAATCATCAAGAAAACTTTTTCTCTGCCTTTTGAAACTCCGTACACAAGCAAAACAAGGGTTAAACTCACCGCAGAGGACAAGAAGCTTTTGAACGATTGCTATATCAAGGGCTTCAGCAACAAGTTTGATGTAGACGATGAGAAAGGAACTGTCTCATTCAAAAAGCGTCAGATTAACACACTTGTCAAAGCGAAAAAGAATCGCAAGACAGGTGAAGTGACTTATGACTATTCAGGACTTGCAAGCACTATCAGCAATATTGTAATTAAGCATTACTTCGCATAAAAGCAACGTAAAATGTATAGTACGAAAGGCAGAATTTCGGTTCTGCCTTTTAATAGTGTGCATTTTAATAAAAGGAGAGTGAACGCAAATGAAAATGCAAATTAGACGAACACTTGGAAATGAACTTTACCATGGAAAACAATTTCCGATCAATACAATCGTTTTGCGTAGCGAAAACGGAGTAGAGATTTTCTGCTCTGATTTTAGAATGAGAAAAGGCGAAATTACTGTGCTTATTCATATTCCAGGTAGAAAGAAATTTCTCAAAACTGAAATGCGTAATGAATATACAAAGGCGATGTATGACTATACGCAGCAATTCAAAGATGATTCAAAACGCTTGAATTATAAACAAATGATGTCACATGATCGTAAACGGAAATGCGGATCTGGTGGAGTGCGTTTAGGAAAATTCTGTGGTCAAATAACGGATTATGAGTGTACAAAAAATCCATTACATGATTTTAGAAGAGTTTATTGCTAATCACAAGATTTTGTGATAGAATGGAGGTGTATAAAAATGGAGGTGAAATAAATTGATAGTTTATTATAAATTAGCGAATATTTTAAAAGAACGTAATATGCAATGGAAAGACTTATGCAAAGCAGGTATTTCTGTAAACACACCAACAAAATTTTCGCAAAATAAAACTATGAATACGGAAATGATAGATAAAGTTTGTGCATTTCTAAAGGTTCAACCCGGGGATATAATGGAATGGGTAAATGAATCAGATCAAAAGGAAAGAGAAATCCAAGCGAAAATTGATGCTCTACAAAAGCAATTAGCGGAAGTAAAAGCGAATAAGAAATAGCTGAACTTTAAGAGAAACTAAAACAAATGTAAGGGAGGAAACAACTATGTCAACAATAGAAGAAATGCGTAGTTATATGCTCAATGCAGGAATTTACACCAAGGCAGATATAGATAAAATCTGCGACTTAGAACAGCAGTATAGAGATGAATGCCAGGAAATAGCTTCACAGTGTAAGGCTGAAGGTTATCCAGCAAACGGAAGCAACTATGAACTCCGTTGTGCAGAGGTTCGTAAATATTATGATCATGAATTTCAGTTGATAGACGCAAATTATGATTTTGATGAAGAATAATTTGCAAAACACAGCACCAATCAAGCACCCAATTTCCGGGTGCTATTTTTATACCCAAAAACAATTAGAAAAGGAGAACAAATATGAAAAAGAAATTATTATCACTTATTCTTGCAACAGCAACAATCCTTACATCCTATACAGTAGGCACAATGCAGCCAACGCAAACAGTCAATGCCTCAACTCCAAAACAGATCAATGTCACAAATGCAATCCCAATTTGTGACATTGCTGGTTATTTCTATGACAAATATGGATATCTCTGCTTTGAGCTTAGCGATACAACAAAGCAGTTCAATAAGGCAGATGGATATTCATATTCAAAAATCTGTGAGAAACTTCCGCATCTTAAAGATTTAGATGAAAACAAAACATATCCTTTGACAGCGAAAGTAACAAAGGTAAACAAAAAGAAAAACGTTGTCACTGTACAGGATTATAGCGGAAACAAATGGAAATTTTGTGGCTGTGAAGACTATGAAAATGGAGACGTAGTATCTATGCTCATAGATAGTAACGGAACAGAAAAGGTAACTGATGATATTATTTTACAGGTCAGATACAGCGGTGCAGAGTGGTAAATAATAAGAAAGGAAGTAAAAACAATGTCAGAGAAAGCAAAACAAATTCACGTAACCTATTGTGATTATGAAGTAACAAAGGCAAGCAAACCATCACGGATCTATTCAGTCCGAACAGAAACACGGAAACCACACGGAATCAAAACCCACAACATGAGTAGAGCGATGTTAGCACAGACGTTAGCATCGCTTTTTAGTACAGATACAAGGAGGAAATACAAATGATAATTATCATTAAGGATGGTTATGATGTTATTGATAATCGTCCAGAAGCAGAAATCGCACAGTCAGAACGTGATTATTACGAAGATCGATATAACCGTGATTTAAAACGCAAACTCGAAGCAAACAAACATCCATTTGCAAAAAAATTATTAGCTGCATGTGGATTATTATAGAATGGAGAGTGAAAATCATGGCAAGAACATTACGAGATAATCAAGCATCATGGGACGCATTATTCTATGCGATTATTACAGGATGCACAGCGAAAGATGCATTATTAGCTATGGGAATTTGCCCAGATAGCGAAAATAATTTAGCAAGGAGAACAGAAAGAGAGGCGAAAGCAAATGCGTAAAGTGTTACGGAAACAGAAGATTATTGGATTGATCACTATTGGAGTTGCGATAGTTTCTCTTTTTCTTGTAAGAGAAATTACGATTGCATTATTTTTGATTGGAATTGGGTTGATTCCATTACTTAGTCAGGAGGCGATCATTAGATGAAAGGATATGAAGTACCGGATGGATACATGGGTTGGATCAATGGAAAATACCAGCTTTTTGAAAGCGAAAGCGAATATTACGAAACACTTTTAGAAAGAGAAGAGATCTAAATGGAAAGAGAAATTAAAAGCAAATTATTCAATGCATTGTGCAAACGATGTGGAGAACGTAGAACTTGTCATGGGATCTGCGTTGACATGAACAATGCAATGGTAAAGGCAAATGAAATTAAAGCGACTGCAAAATAATTGTGGTCGCTATTTTAATGAAAAAAATTATTTTAAGAAGCGAATAATATATTAGAAAGCGAGTGATGAAAATGAAACATCGGTAAAAGCGAAATGAAGCTATGCTATCAGGCTATACGGGCAAACACATTATAATAAGGAAAGGACAGATGAATTATGGCATATAGAAAGACAAAACAACTAAGAGAATTTGAACCGATTCTGTTACAGAATGGATACAGATTTACACGGTGCAAGGGAAGTCATTTCATTTATATGAATCGAACTTCTCATAAAATCATAGCAGTCAATAAAGACTTGAACAGAATGGTTCGTGAACGATTAATAAAAGAGAATAAGTTACAGGAGGTATAAAACTGTGCAGACAAGAGAAATTAAAGTAGGAACAAAATTCAAGCATATGAAAGAAGAATGGATCTGTACATCGAACGATGGATTCATATTTGAAGCAGATTGTTTGAATAAAAATTGTCCAATGAAAGATTTAATGCTTATTGGATCAAGCGAAGAAGTAGAAGTGATTGAATAGGAGGTGTAAGAACATGAAATGGACAGAGTTATTACGGAAAGATAATTATGCTTTACTGCAAAGCGAAAGTGATACACAGTATGCGGTTGCAAGTGGCTATGATCCAACGCAGCCTGAAGATCAGCAGTGGTCAAGTGGAACATATTTTACTTATTGGAATGACGCAAAGCGAAAAGCTGATTGCTTGCAAAATGCTTTAGATTGTTTTAGAAGTAGAACAGAAGAGAACTATGTAACCAAAGGTCAGAAATACCTTGAAATCTACAGAGAAGATTATAGCGAAGGCACATTCAATGAAATTATTACATCGCTTGGAATTGATAATGACAGAGTTGGAAATGCGATTGGTTGTTATTGCATTGTAGATGAAGAAAGTTTAAAAAGGTAAAAGAATGCGAAGAGGTATAGTTCATGCGATTAAGTGATTTATTATCATATATAAGCGAAAATGAAAACGTTTATGTATGGTTGGATGGAAAAATTGTAGCTGAATATAATGGGAGAGATAGTATTTCTCTTAAATATAATGATTTTGAGGTTGAAAAAGGAAGTCTTAGAAAGTGTGAAAATGGAATCGAAGTTACATTGACAGGAAATTTAATTGTTCCTAAAAGATAATGAGCAGGAAGATGTGGATTTTATTATCTCGATGAATGTAATAGCAGAGTAAACAGATATTTCATAAGAAGGAGGATAGAATCATGAAATACAGATTGGGTTGTTATAACACAGACGGAAGTTTAGAGCATCTTCGCACTGTAGATAATAAAGAGAGTGCAAAACTTGCATACAAACATCTGAAAGAGGAATATGGGTGTACAATCTGGGTTCAGAAGATTGAGTTTGTTGACCCAAAAGAGGAGTTTAAAGAAGCATAATAAATGCGTGTTTCCTTGGAATGGAGGTAAGAGAAATGGAAAATAATAATTGGATTCCTGTTAGTTCGGGTATTTTCCCAGATGATATGGAAGATGTGCAAGTGACATTTATTGGATATAACGACCATGCACCACATTGCGAAGCATTTGCTTATAGAAACGATGAAAAATGGTATTGGTCATTATATGATTGTGAAGTCAAGGTGGAAATTACAGCATGGAAGAAAAAATGTGAACCGTATAAGGTAGAGTAAGAAATTCGCATTTAATTAGAAGATTGGAGGAAATTATTATGGAATATATTATTGAAAATCTTACAAAAAGAGAAATTGATATTATGGAATCAAGTGACATGGAATGGTGTCCAGATGATATATCAGGAGATAATACAGATATTGTTGTATTCAATGAAGAAGATTATGATAAAGCATTACATTTGATAGGACGAAAATGAAACTAAGATTTCTAAGGAAGGAGCGAAGGTAAATGTATAAATATTTATTAGAATGCATAAGAGATGGTGTAGATTGGGAAAAAGGCATGAGAATATGGGCTGATGCCCCATGTACAGGATGGAGAGTTATAAGAAAAGAAAGGGTTAAAAATTAGATTAAATGCAGTTAGGAGAATAAATACCTAGCTGCCTATTTTATTACAAGGAGGAATGCAAAATGTTAAAAGTAAATGACAAAGTGAAAGTGCATATGTACGACACATATAACAGAGAGATTAAAACACGGAATTATGGAACTGTATTTACAGTGAAAGAAGTAAACGGAAAACTTGGTATTGATTGGAATACAGAGAAGTCACCGACAACTTGTGATGGTGAAGTATTCACACCATTTGAAATATTTTCATATTCAGTAATCTTTGAGAATATGGAGAATGGAAAGAAGTACTATTGGAGTAACGCAGAAAACGGAATTGTAGAGGAGGTTTAATATGAGCAGATGGTTATATGATCCTGAAACGGATTCACGGAATGGAAAAGAGTTTACTTATAACTCACCAATACATGAAAATGACACATTATTTAATGGCTTCTCATATAGAGAAATTATGGATGTTGTGATTGCAAATTATGGTCATAACATTACAGAAAAACAGTTTGACAAGGCACTTAAAGAGTTTATGGATATACGAATTAAGGATATGAAAGAGAACTTAATGATGTGCAAAGCGAATATGTTAAAAGAAATTAGAAAGGTGGGTTGATTAGTATGAGAGAAATTAAAGTTCAGTTATATAGCGGCGAAGATGACAATTATGTGGAGCTTTGGAAAACAGTTGATGAAATTGAAGGAAAGCATAGATATTACGGAAGATATACATATGGGGATGAGGGAACTTGGTATTCAGTATGTGATCCGCTTGGCTACTGTGAATTAAATGCACCAATTACAGATGATGTAATGTTTATCTGTTGTGATGAAAATGGAAATGAAGTAATCAGATATTCAAATGCGGATGGAAATAAACTTCCAAAATTTGAAACAGTAATTAAAAGAGAGTGGAATAAGGTAAAGGAAAAGCTTCAGCATAATACGGAAGACTTGACTAAGAACTTTTGGGCTGAGTGTTGGAACGGAGATACCACAATGAAAATAAATCAGTGGTTGTTATCTTATAAAGATCCAGACTTATATCCTGAAAAGGCAAATGATTATGACGAAAATTGGACAGGATGTTGGGCAGAAAAGGAAATTGGATATGAACCTATTCCAGATACAGAATTTGAGTATTTAGGTCATAAATATCAGTTCACGAAGGTGAAACATAAACATGAATATTGTGGTGTTGAGTGGTACGAGTTTGTATGTACTGATTCACCTTATGTAATGCAGGATACACCTTGGGTAAAAGATAGAGCATGGATTCAGTCTTATATGTATCTCGGAAATTGGTTTGATGATAAGACTTACGGAACAATGTACGATCAAAGAACAGCAAGAGAAAAGGTGGTTGCAGCACTTATTAAAAAGTTTCCTATGAAAGAGAAATGGGACAAGTTGCTTTATGTAAAAAAGAGAACTGGAAATGAATTTTATAATTGTGATTGTTGTTATGAAAAGTCATATTCAGATATGGCAGATATTCTTATTAACAGAAATTATCACAGAAAAGATGTTGATTATCTTTGCAAATTCATTAACAAGGAAACAGAAGGAATTGTATTTGCGAGCAATAGAAGTAATAAGTACACAATCAGACAGGCTTTTCCAGATATTTATGATTATGATAATTGCCTGATATAAGAAATGGAGGCGAAGAATTATGCAAGTCATAGATAAAGCCATTACACCAGATGGAATAGAAATTGAGCTTAGAGATTTTAGTGGAGAACATAAATTGCCAGATTATAACGGAATGGAAATTGTTTTCCGTACAATTGCAAAGAAAACATTTCCACCAAACAAGGGATGGTATGCACAGAAAGGAAAAGAATTTCATTCATGTATTTGTTACTATAAAAATTATACATCAGATATGTTAAAGGCAGATTATGAGGAACTAAAAAATGGTACTAAAACTCTTGCAGATTTGAAATCATATTTTTGGAATGGGTACAGAGATCGTTATGTACTCGGATTGGAAGGAAGTGAAATTTATGCAGAAAATAATTGACAAAGCTGTTTTATCAGATGGAACGAAAATACAGCTTGAAGATTGGCATAGCGAAAATACAGAAAAATATCCAGACTTACACGGATATACAATTGGTGCTTATCCGATAGCTAAAAATACAAGTAGATCTGGTTGGATACGAAAAGGTGAGACATTCAGACTTGGTATTGCAAGAAGTGAATATGCAAATTACACAGATGATATGGTACTTGCAGATTATGAAGCGTTGAAAAATGGAACTAAAACACTTGCTGATTTGCGAGAACATTTTTGGAACAGAGAAAAAGATGCGTTTTATTTGGACTTGATTGATAAAGAGCCAGAGTGGTAATCAAAATGAAATTGTAATTTCTTGGTAAAATAATTACAAGTTATAGTGGTGCATAAAACGAGCAACCACAATATATAGTATAGGAAAAAGGAGACTAAAACTATGAAGATAAACGAAGTAAGAAAAACAGAAACAATCGAGAAACTTGTAAGAATAGAATACGTTTCAGATGATGGAACTGTATTTGGCAGCGAAGAGGAGTGCAAAAAGTATGAGGAATCAGCACTGTTTGCAATCAGCAAAGAGTTAAAGAGAATGGGTAACAAAAACTATTTATCATATTGCGACATAAATGACGATTGTAGCTGTGATGAAAAAGTGGAAATCTTCGATATTCAAACAGAAAAAGACTTGGAGAACCTTAGAAGATATTTATACCTTGTTTTAAAGAAAAATGGAGCAAGTGATGATACGGTAAATGATTGTTTTAAATCAAAAGATGGAACGAGAGATAAATATGTATTTGACGGTGTTACAGCAGGTCATGAAGTAATGATTTTCTGGAATTATGATGAAGATTGGTTCTGGGTTTACAATGACGGAAGTATTAACGGATATTGTGAATTTTTCAGAGAGAAGATTACAAAGCTTATTGCACCAAAGGAAGATAACGAACAGTAATACAGAGAATAATAAGGCAGACGCAAACAAATGTGTCTGTCTTATTTATTAGGAAGGAGAATGTGAAATGCAGTTGATGCAATTTGTAACAAGAGACACCAAAGACAAAAACAAAATTCTTGTATGGTGTACAACAAACAGACTAATTACATTCAGAGATTTTATGCAGTATGTGTTGGATAATTTGAAAAATCCTAAAGATTTTATGATTATTGATACAGAAAAGGATCTTGTTTATGACATGTATAAAGTTGCAACAGAAATGTATGGAATGAAAGAGAGAACCTTTGAAGAAAGAATGAATGATGTTTATACAGGAAAATGGGCGAAATATTCTAATGATGAATTGAAAAATTTAGAGAAAGGAGAATGTAAAGATGATTACACGGAATTATTTTGGAAAAATTACCCCACGAATAGGTAAATATGTTGTAGAAAAGCGACATGATGGAAAATGGGAAATTAATAAAGAAGAGTATTGTTTAAAGACAATAGCAATTGTTGGAGATGGTGTTTTGCTTTGGCTAGATATTGAACCATTTGATTCAATGGTAAAGGCATATGCATGGTTAAAGAAACATGTAAACGAATTATTGTAGGAGGTAAGCGAAATGGGACTTTTATATTTAAACAATAAAGAGAAACAGTTATATAGTGCATACGGATTAACCGTATATGGCAGACAGGATAGATATGAATGGACTATCTATAACAATAAACCAGATGAAAATGTATATACATCATTACGGATTGAGCGAAACGGAGAGGAAATTTACAACAGAAATCTTGGTAACAGATGTATCTTTGAAGAGAATTTCAACAGAACGATTGATAATTTTTTATGGTGGATTGATAAAGATAATCCTGATGCATATGACATTGACAATGCAGTTATTAAGGATCTATGTGAAACAAACTCATTATTTAATCATCTGATTGGAAATCGTAAGCGAAAAGAACAGGCAGAAGTCAATGAGAAAGCAAGGGCTAAAGCAATCAGAGAAGAGGAACAGAGACAGATTGATTTGATCAAGCAGTATTGTGAAAAGAAAAATCTGTTATTCAAACAGTATTATGAAAATGTTTATCTGATTAAGCTGCATAATAAAGATGTAAGGCAGATGATTGAAAATGCAGACAATGAGCAGTTTGAAGGAATGAGAGATTTTATGAATGAACATCCTGATAACAAAGATGCTGTGATTGTAATGAATGGAAACATTGAAGATATAGCAAGGCAGATAGCATAGAAAGCGAGGTTGATTGATATGACAATGGAAATATTAAAAACCAGAATAGATGAAATATTAAAGAAAATGTGGGGTGTAAATGAAGATGGTGGCATTGAAATTTATACTGACTACAGAGAAAGAGAACTTTCTGATAGTTTTTTAAAAGAGATATTTGAGCATGATAATCCAAGGGAGGCATTTAATGATGAATTAGCTGATTGGGCTATGGATTATGCGATAGAGTACGGAGAAGATGAGCTTGAAAAGGATATTCGTAAAGAACTGACAGATGAAGAGGAAGAGTATTTTACAGATAATTTTGATGAAATATGGGAATACGTAAAAGAAAATACATATTTTTATTACAACGCAGAGGATTTTAATAATGAAGTCAAAGTAAATATCATGGTGGATTGTGGTAATTGGAATTACGATTGCGTTTGCGATAATGTTCTTAATTGGTATGGAAATTCAGGAGATGGAAGTATTGATAAAGAGTCATCTATGCTGTGGTTAGCAAAAACACAAGGTAAAGCAACTGCATTAAGAAAAGCTTGTAAACAAGTACATAGGGATGACGGATATTATGTAGATAGAGATAAGAATAAAGACAAATTTATTGAAAGCTGCATACAGGAATTTGAAAATCTTCCATCACATATGGCAACCGTAACGTTTCTTGTAAAAATGCCGTTATTTGATTTATTTGACTTAATCGAACTACAGAACAAAGAGTATGACGAAAAGGGAAAATATGATCCACGAAAGAATGAAAATTCAAAATCTTACATGGTTCTTGGAAAGGAAACTATGTGCGGATTATATGATCCTTGGTCTGGCGGTGGTTCTGTATTAGAAATAGAGTTGGATAAAGATGTGAAACTACCTATTAAATACGCAATCTTTTGTGTCGAGGGATGTAAAATGCATGGATATGACATTGATGAAGTTTATGGATTGATAGGTAGTTGTTGGAAAGAAACAGTAAAGGAAATAAAAGAGGTGGCTTGATATGGATAAAGTAAAAGTAATTTTCCGAAAAGATAAATATAATGATGTGATTGCATTCTTCCCAGAAGCGAGAGTAAATTACGGGAATATTATGTCATATATGCATATTGGTCAACATGGTGAAGCAAGTTATGAATTTTATTTGACTACTCGTAAAGCAAATGAAAATGAGTATGCTGATTTATTTGCTGAGTTACGTGGGATATATGATGATTGTGAATTGGTAGTAAAACAGAGAATTAATTACAACGATTTAAGAAATAAAGCATGGAAATAAAACCAAAGGAAAGAACTGTTTATTTAGAAAGTGAGGCAAGTAAAATGGTTGATTATACAAGAATAAATGTGTCAAAAGATGGCAAATATTTATTCGCAACAGAACAAGGACAGCTTACATACGATTGGGAAGCAAAACGGGTTTACAAATTATTAAAAGAAAAATTTCCAGAAAACGAAGGCTACAAAGTTTCTGTAATAGAATGGAGAGCAAGAGGAATTGAACCAGATTGGGCGAAGGAGGTAAACGATAATGAAACAACAATTGATAGAAGCGAATGTAACCCATTAAGTGACAATATTGAAGGCAAGTTAGTAGTAATTAAACCAGATTTTTTCAAACCAGAATTTAGAGATGCAAAATATCAAATTGTACTTGCAACTGGTGGTTTTGGATGTGACGCAGATAAATTTGGAACTGCTGTGTTTGTAACAGAATGTTGTGAAGATCCCGAAGAATATAGGCAAGAAAGATACAATCTTATTGGTGAACCTACAAAAGAAATGATTGAGAAATGGAAATCTTTATATGGTGAGTTTAATGAGAAAGTACAGAAAGCATTGGAGGTGCAGTAATTATGATGACAGAAGAGAGATTCAAAGAGACTAATTATAAAATGAGTTACGAGGAATACAAGAAATGCTGTTGCCAAAGATGTATGAAGGAAGATTGCATTCATAGAGATGCATATAGAAGATTGCCTGAAATTGATGGTGGTCTTGGTTTGTGTCCTAATTTGAAAGGACAGTGATTAGTATGAGAGATTTAAAACCTGGTGATGTTGTTCATGTTCAAGGAATTGTTTGTGAGATTGCAGAAATTGCATGGCAAGAGCCTTGGGATTGGAGAGAGGCATATTACTTAGAGTTTAGAGATACAAATGGAATATACAGAAGTTGGAAACAAAATTTCGATGGTGGTTATGCTGAGTTGAAGGGAGAGTGATTAAATGGAAGAATTACTAAACAAATTAACAGAAGAACAGAAAACAGAGTTGAGTAATCTGTGCCAAAAAATTAATGATATTTTTGAGGAAAATGATAACTTTACTGAAGATGATGTAGATAAATATGTAGGTACTTCATTGCAAAAGGGAATTTACCAAGTAATGAATGAGTTAGGCTTATGGTGTACTATATAAGCTGTCTGGTGAAAATAAAGGTAATTTAGACCACGAAGAAATGTTCAATACCAAATAGCAGATGGACAAAAGATATGATGAATTGTTCAAAAAAGGATTTGTATGGCTTAAATCCTACGGCATGGAAACAGATTGATGAGAACAGATGGTGTCGATTGGAGGGATATTAAAATGAAAATAAGAACATATCAAAACAAGAGAAATAAACGAAAATACATCGAAGTGCATAATGATGGACATCATCATAATTCTGTTCGTCAGTATATACAGCACGATCAGAAAATTGCAGGTCATAAAGTTGGAGTTGTTAGAAATTATACTGGCGATGGAAAACTTCATCGGTGGAGAAAAGGTAACTTAAATGAGCTATTGGAAGATTACAAAGAGGTATAAGTATGGTAGATCAATGGACAGGAAAGTGGACGGAAGAAAAAGATTATAGTACATATCCAAAAGAGAAATGGTGTGATTACGATTATATGGCTGCATGGATCAGAGAACGGAAATACGAGCCAAAAACATCAATGAAAAATTTAATAGAAATGATTTTGGGTTATTACTTTGAAGATGATGATGTAAAAGAAAGAGGATATTTTGCAATTAAGGATGAAAGAAAATATCCTGATAATCTTATGATATTTGTTCCAGATGTAGCAGAATATGTATTTGCAAGTGGTGGATTAAGCGAATTTGATTATGAAGCATAGATTGGAGTGATGGACAATGTATTTCAAGAATGAAGGTAATGACATTTATGCAAGTTATGATGACATATTTTGGTTTTGGTATGGGAATATGGAATTTTGTTAATAGATTGGAGTGATGAAAATGAAAAAAGACGGGATGATTAATGTGAATTTTATGGGAATTGTACATGAAATATGTACTACAGCTTCTACAGATTGTAGAAGTCTTAATAAAAAGGATTTGGCACGGAAACTAATGGATTTAGTAAATATTCCACAAAATGCAGAAATTCAGGAGATTCCTCTTGACTGGGAAGATCAAGTAGATGTTTGTTTTACTATACCTAATGATGATAATTATTATTCATTGTATGCAGGTCATTGGTTAGATGATACGGAAAGCATGGAACTTGCAAATACTGGAAAAATAAATGGAAGCCAATTTGAGTTTTATGAAAAGGAAATTGATCTTCCTTTAGATTATTTTAGTAAGAATTAGCAATTTCATTTTAAGATTGGAGTGATTATATATGAATAAAGAATTTAAAAAATATGATCAAAAAGCATATAGAATAGCCTATATAGGAATTGAAACTTTAAATAAAATTCTTCATGAGGCAAATGCAAAAATAGTTTTTATAACAAGGGATGTTGAACTGTCAAATTGTTATCAAGCATATCTTGAAAATATTAAGGAAGAAATCATACCTCCATTGTCATTACATATGTATGAAGCACGATATTTTAATGCTAAGTGTTCTGTGGAAAATTATAACGAAGATGAAATCCCAGCTTGTATAAAAATATGTGAAGCACTTGGAATAAAGACAGTATCTTATGAATGGAGTAAAGACTATTATGGAAGACAAAATAGTGATGAAATTAAATTAACATATACAATATAGAAAGGACGGTTGATTTTATGAAAGTAGATAAATTAGAAAAATATCTTGATGAATTATCAGATGGAACAGATTTTGATTTTAGAAGATCAGAAATAAAGAATGGTGAAGTTGAGTTATACATGCAGGGAGATAACCCTTGTAATGAGGATTGGTGTACTGAAATTACAATTAAGAATCCAAAGACAAAGAAAGAATTAATAGAGACTTTACACGAAAAAATGTGGGAACTTTATGATGACTTTGATGTTGAAGAAGAAACATATCTTATGTTAGAAGCAAAGAGAAATGGATTTCAAGGTGTTCCTGGTGTGGTTGATCTGGTACATAACGAGGAATATAAAGAGAACGCATTGAAAGAATTTGCGGAAAAGTTAAGAGATTTATTATAGGAAGGAGTGGTTAATATGTTAGATATTACAAATTTATATGCTTACAGGATTGAAGAATTAGCTGTTGGAATTGTAAAAGCAGAATCATATGAAGATGCAAGAGAAAAGGTGAAAGCAGCTTATTTGGAACACAACGATTGTTTTGATTCTGAAAGAGATTTTATTGAGTTAAAGGAAATTGCAAAGAATGATTCATGGTTTAGTGATAATCCTGATGTAGTTGAAGTCGATGAATTAATATAAAAATGGAGTGATTGATATATGACACATAACCAATGGGAACAAGGGAAAAGATTAACCATATATAATGCCACAAAAGAACAATTGAAATTTATGGTTAGAGAAAGAGAATCAATGATACAAGATTTGACGAAGCAATTAGATGAAAAGCAAAAAGCATTGGAAGATGCAATTAAAATGTTAAAAGACATGATTTGAAACAAGAATTTCTTTAGATGATTGGAGGAATAAATATGTGCATGTATTGTGAAAGAAGAACAGATATAAAATCTGGATGGGAACAACCGAAACTTCCATACCATAGTGATAATCTAAACGAAGGCAAACTGAATGGAAATGTATTAGAGAATGAAAAATGGGACGGTGTTATTCATGATTATCAAACCATTACTCCAGAATTAGTTCTCACTTGTCCTGGTTATTTTAACGGAGAGGGTGTTGGTTCTATTTGCATTCCAATAAAATATTGTCCTGAATGTGGAAGAAAATTGGGAAATAAAAAATCATAAGAAATGAGGATTTACTGTGAAGAATGGAGGCTATATGATGAAACGTGATTTAGTAGATGAATTGTATAAAATAGCATATAAGCGATATAGAGAAAAATATCCAAATAAAGATTTCGCATCTATTCCCAATTTTTTAGATTCGCTTTGGTTTAGTATTGAAGGTGAACTTAATAGAAATGGATACGATGCTGCAAGAAAATATGTAGAAGAAGCAGACTTAATTGTATTAAGGTGAATAGTAAGAATGGAGGTAGACATGGAAAAAATTGATAATAATATTCAATTAGCTTTCTTAGGTGGTATGAAAGCTGGATTAGAAGCATTAATTCATGGACTTGAAGTAGTAGCAGAGAATAATAACGGGCAAGTATCATTTGAGTTTGTTAAAATGGTTTCTGCTAGTACGATAGCTGATGTAGAATTAAAATTATCTAGTATAGAGAACGGGAAAGGTCTTATAGATGCTTTAAATAATAAAAGCAAATGAAAGATAATTTACAATGCTCAGGATTTGTTATAAAGGAGAGATGTATTATGGTAAGAATTAAAGATGGAAATTATATAGCAATATTCCACGATAGAATGATTGAAGTAAAAGCAGATTCAAAAAAAGATGCTTATAATAAAGCAAAAAGATATTTTGAATCAAGAGAACATAGAGAATTATTTGATGGCGAACTAAAAGTGTGTCAGATACCATCTATGATAGGTGTTCTGGATGAGTGAAATAAATAGAAAAATATTTATTGGAAAGTAAGGTGGCTACATGAATATTGTATTAGAAATGGAAAATTGGATTGTTAATGATGAGTATTTTATCACACAAGGACTAAACGGATATGAAGTGTATGATTGTGGCGATGATACAAAAGAAGCAAAAGACTTATATACGGGTACATTTGAAGAATGTTTGACTTGGATATGGAATAGTATCTAAGTCGAATGAAAGGATGATTTCTTGTTTTAGAAATGGAGGAAATAATTATGAGCCAAACAGTATTTGATGAGAATGATTTTATAAAACGAGTACCAAAAAAGATTTTGGAACGTACAAGAGAAAATATGGAAGTGTATCATATGGATTTAGCAGATTCATTTCAGGAAGCAACAAGGGAATTAGCAAAGAAAGGTACAACTTTGTGGAAAGCATGGTATTATGATGATTTTAGAGAATATGTACCATGTATTTACTGCCCAGAATATTTGGATTTATCAAAATATCCATTAAAATACAAAGGGAAATAATTCAATGAATCGGAAATTTACTTGGAGAATATGTAAGAGGTTGGAATATTCAATCTCTTACTTTTTATGGAAAGGAATAGTGAAGACTATGTTTGATTACAAAGAATTTAAGAAGGAAATGTCTAAAAGAGGGCATGAAGTACATAAGAATGGAAAGTATCTTACAATTATTCCTAATAATAATTACGAGGGATACAGTAAAGGATTTTTGTTTGCAACGGATATCATTAAAGGTTTTGAGAGTGTATTAAAGTTACTAAATATGGATCATTTTAATACTTGGATATATAGTGCAAAATTTAAAGTCATGTGATAAAATTATAGTAATGATATTCAATAGTTGGAAAACGGAGGTAATTATTATGGCACAGTTAATCGGATTTTTAATTGCAGGATATTTATGTATTTATCTTCCTTGAAAAGCGCACCAAAAGGAAGAATCTCGTAAGAGGCAAGATATGTATGATAACCTTAATAAGAAGTCTGTTGATGAAATGGAAAAGTGGAGAAAATAGTAATATAAAATAAGAAGGGTGGTTGATGATTATGTTCGGAGGACTGTTAGCGTTCTTAGGAATTTATGCAGGAAGTGCTGCAAAGGCAACTTACGACAATTATGACATGAAGAAAATTACTCGTACAGTTGATAAAGATGGAAATGTTCATTACATGGACAGGTTATGTAATGATTACATCAATGGAGAGCGAGTAAAGAGAGTTGAAACTACTGATAGAAACGGAGTTAAGTTATATTCAACTGTTGGTGTGAATAGCAGTAAAGTGTATGATACTTCTTATGGGAGGGGTACACAGCAGTTATTCGAAATGAGTGAACGTGAAAAGCAAGATGCAATTGAACGTGGTAAATTAGCTTATATGCAATATAATCCTTATTTTGGGAGATCGGTTACAACGGAGATTGCTACTGGTAGAACAATTACTTGTCTTTTTGCATGGGAACATGGAGATAAACCAATTTATAAGAAATGGTACTTCAGACCTGAATGCCAGGATAAATTCGGTTATAGAGAAACTGTTAAAGGCGATTATGGAATCGACATTACAAAAGAAGAATATTATAAGTTACAAACAGTTGGAATCAGTTATACAAATCTGCCAAGTGATCAGAAAGTATTAAACGACTTATGGGGAAGGAATTGCGTAAAATAAAAACAGAGAAGGTGATCCCTTCTCTGTTTAATTAGTCACGTAATTCGAAAAGGTACTAAACCTAATCTTCCAACACAAAAAATATAATAGCATTAAATATTAAATATGTCAATGAGGTGATTAAAATGAAAAAAAACAAATTAACAGCAGAATTTTTTGAAAATGCGATTTGCAAAAATAAAGACATGGAAACAAAAGAATATTGGAGTAATATTTTTAAGTCTAATTTGAAAACTTTTTTGGATGAAGTGGATGAGAATGACTTTAAGGAAATTAGAGATGATGTAAATTCAGATTATCTAATGGATTATAATACATATCAAAATCATTATAGTTTTATTTGCGAAGTGATTGACATAGATATGGAAGATACATATGAGCCTTACAAAAGACAAATGAATAAAATTAAAAGACTGTCTGAAGGATATTCAAATATTGTTCAAAAATTTCCAGACAATATTGATTATAATGTTGAATTTTCGAGAAGTAGCTTGTCTGTATATTTGAATACAAACGTTCCTGTTGCAGAGAATAATATTGATAGATTTATTAATATCGGAGAAACAATTAGAGGGATCAATATTACAGAAACATACTTTGAATATGAAGAAAGTGATTACAAGAATAAAACAATTGTGATTAGAATGTCTGATCACGATTTTGGTGGAAACAGAGACTACTCATATAGAATACCTTGTATCAATATTGTTTTAGAGAATAAATAGATTGGAGTGATAAGAATGAAATCAAATTGGAAAGAGTTAGATTATTATCGTGCGGGGTTTTCAAAGTTAAATGACAAAAACTTTGTCGAAGAGTATTTGGGATGCAAAATTAAAAAAGAGGGTAGAGATATATTTACTATAGAACTTGCAAATGAACTTATAGAAAAAGCGAATAAGGCATATAAGGAAAAGTATGGAAAAGATGTTGATTTTAACTATGTTAAATTAGACATGACAAATATAGTTGAAGATATAGAGAATATATTAGATGATGGAGTATCGCACCCAAGACGAGAAATTGGTAAAACAAGAGTTGGAAAATATGATAAGAGAAAAAATATCTTGAGAATTTGGGAAGACGATGTTCCAGTATATGAAAACAACAACGGTAAAATATGTAAAGATGTTTGTGCATTAGCCGATAGTTTGATGTAAAAGGAGAATGTTGTTATGAATAATATTATATACAAAAATGAGGTTAAAAGAGCATATAGAGTTCTTGGGTATAGAGCAGAATCACAGAACACCATTGATATTAATGGACTATATGAAGATAATATGGTTGATGAGATAGAAAGAGATGCATTGTTGAAGTATAATAAAGAACTTGCTAAAAGATATTATTAATTAAAAGATTTAAAACGGAGAAATAATAATGCTATTATACAAAAACGTAGATATTTGTGATTTGAAGTCCATAATTGAGAATGGAATTCTGAGCATGGATGAGTGTGGAAATAATAATTGGGACGAAGGAAAACGAGCAGAAAATGATACATCGGTGGTATATTTATTTAGCCCGATTGGTAAACATAACTCATTCCCTAATTATGGTGCAGCATTGTTGGAGATTCAATGTAAAGCAAAGAAAAATAAAATTGGTAAAACAGATACGCATGTAGACGATTATATAGAATATATTACAAAAAGAGTTGAACCATCAGAAATAAAAAGAGTTATTATTCCAAAAATTTTTAAAGAATACATTTCAGTTCCTCAAAATGTTGGAATTACATGGTGTGAATTGAAGGCAGAATGTTATGGTAATAATGGATTAGAAGAATGTAGTAATAAAATTTTGGAACAGTTCTCAAAAACCGCTCCATTAATGAATTCTACGGAATTTAATTTCTTTAGAGGTACAACTGAAAAACACACGATGATTGATTTGTATAATATAGAATACATATTCTAAGTAAATAATAGTTTCGAATGGAAAATTGGAGGTTGATTATGAGTAGAGATGAAGTGAAATATTATATAGATCATATGGATGCAAATGGTTTATTAAATTTGTGCAATGATATAAATGAATGGAAATATAAATCTGGCAAACTTAAACCAGATTGTACATTAAATCATCTAGCAGAAAATTTACAGTATTGGGAATTAAGAGATTTGGAAGAACTTATTCTTAATGCAGCTCATGAAAAATTTGGGAATTTAGTTAGTTTATTGATAAAGAGTGAACCAAGTATCTATATAAAATAAGTCAATGAAACCAAGTTTTCGTTAGGAGATATGAATATGATTACATTTAAGTGTTTATATAAGTTAACAAAAGAAGAAGTAGCTGGAATTGTATTTGATATCAAAAATGGTAAATCTTATACTGTTCTAGGCTGGGAGAATTATTATGCTACAGATGCAGATATTATTAAGTATTATAATTCACTTTAAATAAAAATTACAGACTAAGAAATCTAAGTTTACTATGGAAGGATGATATTTTATGAAAAAGTCAAAAACACCAACGCTGGATAGAATGGTAGAAATTCAAGAACAGTCACAATTATGCGGAGAATTTTTGGATTGGTTTTTAGGTAAATATACCGTATTTGACAGAAAGCAAAAGAGGGAAAACCCATTTGCTGATGTTATGGGAAATGGAGATTATATTAACAAAGAAAAATTGCTTGCTGAATTTTTCGGTATTGATTTAGACGAAGCAGAAAGAGAAAAAGATATACTACTTCAAATAGAACAGAATAAACACAAAACACATCATTGTAAGTTATGTGGCAACTATATTGAAGAAGATAATCTTAGTGTATGTGACAAGTGCGCATCTGAATATCAGATATAAACCCCAATAACTTTAAGTTTACTATGGGTTTAAGAATGGAGGTAATAGTATGAAGATAACAAGAGAAATGGTAATAGAATTGAATAACGAATTAGCGGTTAAGGGTTGTCCATTCAGATATGAGTATGAGGAGGCAACAGAATATTCACGCATTCCGCAAATGGAAATTGCATTGCCAAATATGAATTGTGTTAGTAGCTACATTATTAATGTTACAAAAGACTTCCTTAAATGGCTTGACATATGGTTTAAAACAAAATATGGGATTGAATTAACCTACAACAATGATGGGAGTGTCTTATGGGCTAAAAATTTTTGTGAGTAAAAGGCAAAGAAATTTAACTTTCTTTTGGTATAGAAATGGAGAATATTATGTTAAGAAGAAATTTATTTATAGGTATTCCAAATGACAAATTAAAAGAATGCTATGATAGTTATATTAGAGTTATTTGTAAAAGAGAAAATAAAAAAGAGTTATTTTCTGATTTAGTAATAGAATATAAATCTTTTATAGAAAGCAATCATCCTAAAGCAGCGGAAGCAATTTGTGAAAGGGATATGTTTAATGAGATTGCAAGAAGATATTTTAAGATAGCTGATGTTATTAAGGACAAAGATTTTTGTGAGATATTTGGAATTGAGGTGAAAGACAATTAGTAAATTAATACAGAAATTAAATTGGGATATGCCATTTATAAAAAATCAGTGTATGTTTGTATATGCTGAAGCTGATTTAGATTCTAATCAAAAAATGCAAGAACCACTACAAAAACTATATCAGTATGAAAATCAGCCAGATATGAGAGAAAAGATAAGAGAATATATTAATGAGCTTGATACAGAAATTAATAGGTGTGAAAATGAATTGCAAAAATATTATAAGAGTAATGGAGATATAGGTGTTATAAGTATGCAAAATAGAATTCAAGTTTTAATTGAAGTAAAGAATGATTTACTCGGAAGATTGAAAGAGGTGATATAAATGAAACAGTATGAAAAATTACAAACAGATATGCAACAGAATTTATCAATAGATGAAATATCTGGGTATTTATTTGCATTAAAAGATGAATACGTTGCATATTGCAATCAAAATGATAAAAGAGTTGATGATATATATTCATTGGCTTCATTTTTAGACACTGAGTACAAAGAGGTACAATAAATAATGGAACAATGGGATATTACATGCTGTAAATGTGGGAAATTCATTCTAACAGAACAAAAGCAAGATGTGACAGGCAATATAAAATGTGTCAGAGGTAGTTATGACAATGGATTCTATAATGGAATTGAGGATCAATTCTATTGTAAAAAATGTGCTGATAAATTAGGATTGAGGTGATGTAATGTACGAATTTTCAAAAGAGATTATCGAAAAAATCAATACAGCAAAATGTCTTACTGTAAAAGAATTAAGGATAACCGAAGTTGCATTAAGAATGTATGAATTAAATGAAGATATTTTAGATGAATCTACTGGATTATCGAATAACGATAAATACGAATTAAAATATAAGTGTTAAAATAAATGATTTACTTGGAAGATTAGAAGAGGTGGTATTGATGGATAGAAAACGAAATAATTCTACATGGTGTTGTGATCAAATTGAAGAGAAAATTAAAGATTATAAAATATCTCTTATAGAAATTAAAGAAGAAGAAGTAAAAAGACAGATGGAAATTGTAGTTGATGATTTAGAGTCAATTTTATATGGGTAGATTAGAGGGGGTGATATAAAATGACCAATGGCATTAAAGAGAAAGACATTCGTGATATGCAAAAATGCTTTGATAAAATGGAATATATTCTAAAAAGGATTCAGGTATATAATCCTGAAGCACGAATTATTTGTATTGAAAGTGATACAATAGCTCTAGTTAATTTCAATGGTGAGTTTATTGATTCAGCTCCACAAATAAAAGATGAACATATTGTTGCAAGTCAAAACATACCAGCAATGGATAACTATTGTTAAAAGAAATGACGATTTCTTATGGAAAATTTGGAGGTAATAATATGAAGGTACTTGGAAGTTTTATAGATTGTGTTTATGAGTCGCATTTATACAAAGAGGATATTGAAGATATTAGAACAAAACTTATAAGTAGATTGCCAGATAAAAGAATTTGTGAAATGGCAAGTGTGCTTATAATCGACACAAAATATGATATGTATGTTGTAAAAATACGAAGACCAGAACTGAATAGTAGTGGATGTGTTGATATAGAAAAGACTCATAAGAAAATTTACGAAACTGATTTCATCGAAATTTCAAAGAGAGATTACGAAGGATTAGATTGGAGAGAAGCTACTAAGAAAACTGATAAATTAATGAAACCAGGATCGTTTGTTATTTTTAAAACAGATATTGATGTAGATACATTAATCTAATGAAAAGAATTGTTTCAAAAGAAAGGATATGATGTTATGGTTAAGTTGAAAGTTGGAAGAAATATATTAGACATAAGTGAAAATGATTTGATACTTGATAATGGAGCTTGTTATCAAATTGTAACACAAAAAATTGGATATGGATTCAACACATCAGTTCCTAAAATTAGCAAGAAATTATTTAGCGATTTAAAAAACACAGGGTTAATTTTTACAAATGATGAGTTAAGACAGGCTGCTATAAAGAGATATGGAAATATTGTTGAAACATATTGGAAATTTAATATAGAAAGTATGAAAAAATTGGGATATTAAACCCAAAGAAAAATTGCTTTCAAGTGGAGACAGATGTGTTATATAATATTTGTGATAAATTGAAATATAAACATGAATTTAGAGGTGAAACCGAGGAGTAGTAATGATTAATTTGAATTGGTTGAAAAATAAGATATGTGTAAAAGAGATTGTTTGGGATAAAATTCAAATGTACGGAGAAGAAGAACGAAAATTTAGCTATTGGATAATGGCAGCCATCTCCACAGATAATAAGATAGAATGGTATATAAAAAATACTGCCATTGATGAAGTAATTTTCGAAGGAACAACATATGAATCCTGTGTTAATTTTCTTGAAACACTTATGAATAAGTTGGTTGAAACCGGAAAATATAAATATTTGGAATAAGTAAAATAGAAGTAGGGATTTCCTGCTTCTTTTATTTTCCATAGAAATATGGTAAAATAAAGACAATTATAAACTATAACATGAGATGTGCCGTTTTGCGGAAATAATTATAACAGGAGGTTCAAAATATGAATTACGATGAAAAGAAAGATCTACTTAAAAGAGTAAAAGAAGGTGCAGAAAAGAAAGAATTCCGTGTAAACAACATCGAAGAATGGGGATTTATTTGTGGCGCATGGGTGGAATATGTTTTAAAGAACAGTAAATTACCAGATAGAATTTACAAAGGTAGAGAAACATGGATGGTGAAAGAACTTAATGGGAATAATATAGAGCCTTTTAAACAAAAATTGATGGAAACTTTCACAAAACAGTATATGGAAAATGTTGGAAAAACTGAATTTTTAAATGGAGTTTTTCTTGCAGTTATTAGCTATGATCTTGAAGATGGCGAGAAATGGTCTGATGCGGCTGAGATGTTTTCTGCTGGATTGGTTTCGGAAGTAAATTGGTAATTGAAATATAAATTTAATATTATAGTAAACAAAGCAACTAGATTAAGGTCTGGTTGCTTTTTTATTACAGAAAAAGAGGTGATAAAAATGAATATGGGAAATCCAAAAAGAGCATCAAGATTCTTATGTCTTCATTGTATGAAAATCAACCAGTTAGGAAGTGGGATTCAAAGAAATGGAAATCAACGTAAGAAAAAACATATTAAAGATCTAACATGTTTTAATGAAGGTTGCAACGGAGAAATTACAAAGAATGTAGAAATTCGCTGGTGTGACGATTATCTGGAAATGTTTGATTATGCTCAACGAATTAGATCACGTTATTATACGGATAAAGTAGAGAATAATATGTAGGAAGGTGGAATATAGTATGGAAAATTATAAAATTAGTTATAATGGTGATACTCAAATTAAAAATATTCACCATATAGGTGTTGATTATAATGGAAATTATTATAGCGTGATTTTCGGAGAATATGTAAATGGAGGATTCTTTAGTATTCCAAATTGGAATTGCGGTGGTGAGTTAGCTGGGTTTAGTGATGTGTTTTGGAATACAGAATCTATTCAGAAATCATTAAAAAGTAAAAGAGCAGCTAAAGCTATTGCAAAAGCGATAGAAGATTACACAAAGGAGTGATGATTATGTGTTACAAAATAGAAGTACAAAACAAAAATGCTGAAAAGCTTAATAGGAAGTTGGATGAGTTAAACGCACCACAGTTTTTAAGAGATTACTTGAATGAGTTGGAAAGCAAGAACGGAGCGTTAAATTATCTAGTGGCAATTAAAGATTTTTTACAGTGGTTGATTGAAAGCAATATTATTAATAAGAAATCAATTTCTGAAATAGAAGTTTCTGATTTTAGTGACTTGCGACCACAAAATATTAGTTCATACCTTAGATACAAGGAAACAAATGGAATGTCGCCAACCACAACGGAGACAAGAAAAAATATCATTAAAAGTTTCATACAGGATATTTATTCATACAGAGAATGTTTATTAAGAGAAATTTATAGCAACATAGAAGATTTTTACAAAATGATTAAATATAAAGGAATCCCATCTGGTAATAACTTGACTAAAAAACTTCCAACAGAAAAGCAGCTTAATGATATGGAAGAGAAAATAATGTGGAAGAAAGATGAATGTGTGAGGAATAGGAATATTGCTATCTTTCGAGTTTTAAGAGGAACTGGAATAAGAGAATCTGAACTTGCCGGTTTGGATTTATCAGATTTACATTTAGATGAAGAAATGCCATATATTACTATTCTTGGTAAAGGTGTGTACAGAGAAATGCAAAACAGAACTGTATATCTTAGCGGATCTGCTCTGAAGGCATTAAGAGAATGGTTAGAATACAGAAGTACCTTAGATAATATTGTAGATACGGAAGCAGTTTTTGTAAATAAAAACGGTACACGTACAACAGAAAGAAATATCAAACAGATATTTGAAAATTATGGCAATGGAATTACACCACATATGATGAGACATTATTATGCTAGTGTAATGAATCAGAATGGGAATCTTGCATTTGTACAACAGCAGCTTGGGCATAGTAGTGTGAATACAACGGTTAATAATTATGCAAACGGAGCTGTTGGAATGAAAGAAAAATTAATGGAGATGTGATTATGGTTGAATATATTGGAAATAAAATCAGAACTGAAAAGAGAATAACAGTAAGAGGACTGGCAAAAGCTGCCGAAGTTGCTCCAAGTACGATTAGCAAGTGGGAAAATGGAAGTGCTGTTCCTGACTTAGCTGTACTTGATTTGGTTGCCAAAGCTATGAAAGTGAATCCGTTCGATCTTGTTAAATTTGTGTAATATGTATACGACACTATTTCTTAGTGTCGCAGATAAAAATATCATTTGGTGTGCAATTTAACGCCTGACATATTTTCTCTATGGTATCAAAACGAATGCTTTTTGTTTTTCCATTACAAATGTCACCAATATTATTACTAGAAATTCCAGTAGTTTTAGATAACCAATATTGAGTTTTTTCTTGATTGTCAAGAATTTGTTTAAGGTTTATTTTCATATTTATTTTCCTCCTTATAAACTACCTATTGGTATAATAGCAAAAAATATTATATTTTTCAATAATATATCTTGACATATGATATGTATAAGTATATAATGCAAAGCATAAGAAGTAGACAAAAGATAAAAACGTAGGACATTACATAAGAAGAAAGGAGGTAAAAGGAATGACTGTAAACTTTGGGGATGTTATGATGATTGACTTTGGAGAAGACAAAATTAATTCGGTTCAAGTAGGAGTAAGACCAGGTGTGATCATTCAGAACGACATCGGGAACAAATATTCTCCAACCTCAATAGCTGTTCCTTTGACCAGTGAAATCAAGAAATTAAATATGCCATGTCATAAAGTCCTACATATGAATGAACAAAATGGCTTGACGGAAGATTCAATGGTGCTTGGAGAGCAAGTAAGGGTAATTGACAAAAATTCGATATTATACAAAATGGGCACTTTAAACGATGGTGAATGTGATCTTGTCGTTAAAGCATATTTTGCAAATGTACCTAGAAGGAGGGTTAGTTGTGGCTGAATATAAGACTATCACAAAGAAAGAATTGACAGAATTGTTAGATAAATATCCAGAAGATAAAGAGTTTAGTATTATCCAAACTCAACTTGGAATGACAATTATTCCATTAGGAGAGAGGATAGCAAATAAAGTAGATATTTTGGAAATTGCGAATGCAGCAAAAACAATGATTTATTCAGAGAATAAATTTATGTCACAGGTTGATATGCACAGTGTAAGACAGGATATATTTAATATAGAAAGAAATGGAATAATGGATACGTTGTTGCTACCGAGATTTTCTAATAAGGAATAACTTTAGTGTCCTGATTATAGGACACAATACATATTAAAATGCAAATATGAACAAGAAATCGAACAAACGTTTGCTTTACACTTGACACAAACACATGTTTGGACTATGATTATTGTTGTAAGAGAAATAATGGAAATAAAAAACAGTCCGAATGACGTGGCTGCAACCACATATGTCACTCAGACTGTAACTCAACCAACCAAGATTAAGTCATTACATATTTTGGCATAATTTTCCAGTTATGTCAAGTTCAGTATGGCTAAAATCATAGCCTATTTCCAATATTTTATCAAAATTTAATATTTTAGGGCATTCGCCAAGCGGAGAAGGCATTGCACTTTGACTGCAAAATTCACCAGTTCGAATCTGGTATGCCCTGTTATGCGATACTTCCAGACCGGGTTCTATCGCAGAACGCAAGAATTAATCATTGTAAGAGCAAAATGTGTAGTTGCTATAGTTCTACCATAGTTTAATCCACTAACGGATTACAAGCTGATACTATAGAACTTCCTGATAAACTTGCGATAGTGTCAGCAACTTGGATCATTAGCACAATTGGTTAGTGCATTCGGCTCATAACCGAAAGGCTCAGAGTTCAAGTCTCTGATGATCCATTGCTAAATCAAACAAAGAGAGGAGATGATTACGTTGGCACAATATGTAATTACAGACGGTTCTCGTTGGATTATGAGAAATCGTAATGGTAAATATGTTCCAACATCATGCGAGGCATTGGCTGATACATTTTCAAACAAGGCAGCCAATAATTTATATAATAACTCGCTACCAAAAGCCTTGAAATCAATATTTTATATCCAAAAAATTGACACTCCACCTGATAATGTAAAGCAGATTACTCAATCGGAAGTGGAAAATAACACTGAAAAGGTTATGGTTGCCGAAAATATTCAGAAATGGATCAATAAAATAACTGATCTAAATGGATTGGCAACAGATGCATTACATAGAAAAGAAGAGTTGTGTGAAGAACTTAGCTTTATAGATAGGGAATTATCCGATATCAATCATTACATAGAATTTTGTAATCTTAATGCAGCACAAGGATGGAAAGCATATAAGATGATAAAGGAACGGAGGATAAAAAGAAGAAGTATTAAAAATGAGATACAAATTCTTAACATTATTCTTGATAAAAAGATTTCTGACACAGTTACAAATGAGATTTTGGAATTCATGTCGAAAATGGACAAGCGTACATATGAACCACGAGTAATGAATGAGTTGTTTGATTTATAGGAGAATATACATATGATAATATGCAAAAATTGTTATACACCTATGGTTGGTGTTATGTCGTTCTCAAAGGACAAGCATGAAAGATTTTGTAGATGTCCGAAGTGTTGTTTAGAGACACGACATATAAAAATCAATGATAACGAGTTGAGTTTTGGAGAGGTATTACATAGAGAAATTAAGAAGGGAAAGTAATTATATAATGGAAATACAACAAATATTGGAATGGTACTGTGATAATGAAATGTATCGGCTCAAAAAGATATGCTACCCAATGTTGATAAAGATTGGAGGTATATCGGACAAAGATTATGACGACTTTTACAGCATCGCTTTAAGTGTATTATCAGACACTGCATTAAGATTTGATTCAGAAAAAGAAATAGATTTTGAATCATTCTTAGCCAGTAACATTAAGCGAAAGTTTAAAACCGAGATTCGTGATCGTAATCGTGAAAAACGTATTCCTGCTAAGAAACTTGAGAGTACAAGTAATCTTGTTACAGAAGATGGGTTGGAACTTGGAGAAACCATTCCATCAAAGTTTGATACATATGAAACTGCTTGTGAATATTTGTTTGAAGGTACTAAAATCCAAAGATATTTGGATAAGTTATCATATACACAACGCAAAATCGTTTCGTTGTTATCTGATGGATATAAAGCAAAAGAAATCAGAGAATTATTACATATGGATAGTAAACAATATTCTAATAATCTTGCAGCTATTCAGGCATATGAAAATGTAAAAATTTTAATGTAAGTATAGGAGGAAGTATTCATGGCAAAGAAAGTAAGAGAAGAAAATATTCCATTGATTAACTATACCAGTGAGGTAAAAGATGGAGATGTTAATGACAATCAAGATGTACAGAGGTATTTCTGTAGCGACAAACCATTTGTTAATGGAATTGGTGTTACGGTCTTAACTGGTGATTATCTTCCACCTTTAATTTTAGCGGAAGTTCCTTTAAATGAAGATATTGTACAGAAATACATTGTAGACGGACTTCAGAGGACAACTGCGTTGATGCAGATTAGGTATGGAAATCATAAATTTACTGGTGCTATTGAAGATAGCGAAATTGAGTACCAGGAAAAGCAGGTAGATAAAAATGGAAAATTTTTAAAAGATGATGATGGGAATTTTGTATGGGAAAAGAAAACATTTGATATTAAAAATAAAACATATGATGATTTTCCAAAAGAACTGAAGAAACGATTTGACAATTATCAGCTCAGAATTGCCACATATCAAAATTGTGATATGAAAAAGGTAAGTAAATTGGTAAGAAAATTGAATGTACAAAGAGGAATGAATACAAGTCAGAGAGCATTGACTTGGATTCCTACATATGCAAGAAAAATTAAAAACATTGCTGATGAAGGATTCTTTAAAAATAGTATTGAGTATTCTGACACCGCCAGAAAAAACGGAGAATATATTCAGAGCGTATGCCGATCTGTTATGAATGTTTTTCATTTTGATGACTACAAACGTGGTGCAAAAGAAATATGTGATTATCTCGAAGATAATAGTAACATTGAAGAATTCAATACAGTCCATGAATATTTTCAAAGAATCGAAGCAGCTTGTAAAGATACTTGTAAAGATATTCTTGTCAAAAAAGATATTCCTGTATGGCTGACAGTATTTAGTAGATTTGCAAAATGTGGTTTAGAAGATAGCAAGTTTGCAGAATTTATTCATGAATTATCAGGAAAATTACATAGTATTGATGTTAATGGTGTTAGTTACGATTCATTAAATAAAGAGTCTGGTACTACGGATAAAAAACTTGTAGTTGCTAAAATTAATACATATACAGCTTTGATGAATGAATTTTTACATATTGATACAAGAGAAGTAAATGACACAGAATTGGAGAATAACAATACAGAAGAAAGTGCTGAAGATAATACGGAAGAAAGTGTTCTTTCCTTTGTTCAAGAAAATGCAAATCCAAATGTGACAGACGAAGATATAAACCTTTACACAGACATGGTAGAAGATTGTGTTAAGATTGACGATCCAGTTTATAAAGAGTGTGGAATGGCATTAGTAGCACTCATGGCATATGCTTGTCAAAATGATAAGGATCAGGATTTTGAAAAATGGATTGAGAATTACAGAAATAAATCTGATTTTAGTTCATCACAGAAAGTTAATTATACATATATGAAACGCAGCTTTGATAATTTTATAGCAAATGCGTAATCAATTTGGTAATAAGCAATAGCTTTTACATAAAAGATGGGCAACGATATGTCGTGAAGTTGCTGTTGCCCATCTCGCATATCAACTAGGAATAATCCAGAAGTCGATATACATATATAGTATCTCATTTCTATGGCTGAATCAATATCCAAATGACATTCTTCTCGTTCTGAGTTGGATTATTCCATTATTAAAAATGGTAAATGAACAGAAATTAAAATAGAAATATCAAAATAAAGTTCGTTTCTTTAGAAGAGAGGTGAAAGATGAAAATTATGGGAACAATTCGTAGATTTGACGACTTAGGTAGAATAGTAATTCCAAAGGAAATTAGAAGACTGGTGTTTGGAAAAGCAGACGCAATTGGTGAGCCAATGGAAATATTTATTGACGGAGGAAATGTTGTACTCCGAAGATACGAGGAAATACAAACTTGTAAATGGATAAAATACGATTATAGAACGATTTGCCCGAAAGAACATGACGATGCTGATGATCCATATTGGAGGATACCTGAAAATATGGCAAATTTAAAATATTGTCCTTATTGTGGCAAAGAGATAGTTGTTGTAGATAAATAACAGTAAAGTTCGATTTCTTTGGAAGAGAGGTGAAAATAATTTATGAATGGTATACTATTCGTTACCTATTGCAGCCACTTTTATAAATGGTGAACCATGTGATTTAATTCAAGTTCCTGGATTTAATTTGTGTAAAGATTGTAGAAGTAGGCTTTACGGAGTCGTTGAAAGTATTGTTCCAAAGCAGAAGATTGAAAAATTAAATAAGAGGGCTTTGGACATAAAATGGGAAGATGTGATAGGTAACAATAAAACTTTGATTCATACGAAATTTAGAGAGGAGAAAATATGAATATCACAGCTATTTCAGTAGAAAATTTAGAAGAAAAAGGATTGGATTTATTACCTAATAAAATGGAATTAAAAGTACGAAGTAATATTTTTCCAGACACATATGGAGAATGCATTGGCAGATATGACAAAACCAATGACAAGTTTGAATCATTTTTTAAAAAGGATCAAGAGGCAGGAAATACTCGTTATTTTGATGAGTATAAAAAGAAATGCAATCTTTATGAAAAACATAGAACGGTATTTGATAGAGAATACTGCACGGAAAAGAAGGTTGTAGACTATTATGTTATGTATAACATATTGGAAAGTAGCAAATTTAAGCCAACAATAATCGAAGACCATGTTGATCATTCATACTGTATGAACGGAAGTTTTAAGTGTGAATATGAACTTTTATTTGCTTGTGATGGTGCTATAAGAAGAATTATTGTTCCATTTACTTCTGTAAATATTCCAATGTATGATTTTATTGGTGATTTAGAAGATATGGTAGAAGAAGTTCTTGATGAGGAATCAGACGAGACAAATCCATTTAATGATATTTTTAGAGATTGTGATGGATATTATGAAGTTACGATGTTTGATGAGATTGGTATGAATTGTGATATTGAAGTAGAAAGTGCTTCTGATTTTATGGCTATGCTTGTGTCAGTTAGATTGGTGGGATATGAGTTTATTGAAGATAAGAATAAATAAAACGGAGAATATAACAGTGGAAACAATTAACAAAAAATAAATATAAGAAAGAAGAGGTACAAAACATGAGTGGATTTATGATGTTTAAGAAGGCTTTACAGAAGCACTTCGATGAAATGCAGAAAGAGGCAACACATTTATTTGAGGTAAATGTAGATAAGGATGAATTATGGAATACATATCTTGATAGCTTCCCTGCTGGTACAAATGAGATTTTCAGAGAGCGTAGGGAACATGATTGTAGTTGTTGTAGACAGTTTATTAAGAATATTGGTTCTGCTGTCACTATCAAAGATAACCAGATTCATACGATTTGGGAACTAAATCTTGGTGATACAACATATCAGCCAGTATGTGATGCACTTGATGCTTTTGTAAAAGCTCATACAGTTACAGATATTTATACAACTAAGTTCCCTAAGATTGGTACAGATTTTAACTTCGAGGAAATCAATGGAAAATCTCATCAGTGGGATCATTTCTTCTTAGAGCTTCCAAGTAAATTTGTAAATAGAAGTAGTCGTTCTAATGAGGAAGTTAAAGGACAGTTCAGAGATACAAGAAACGTATTTAAGCGTTCTCTCGATGAGATTACTATGGATGCACTTGACACAATTCTTGAACTTATCAATTCAAATACACTTTACAAGGGAGAAGAGTGGAAAGGCGTACTCACAGAGTTCAAGAAGTATAAGAAGGAATATGATAAGCTGACTTCTGATACTGAAAAGGATTTATATGCTTGGAAGAAGTCGGTAACAGCAGGTATGGCTATTGGTAGAATTAGAAATCATTCTATTGGAACACTTCTTATCAATGTAAGTGAGGATATGGATCTTGACACAGCAGTTAAGAAGTATGAACAGATTGTCGCTCCAAGTAATTATAAGCGTCCAAAGGCTATTTTTACAAAGAAGATGCTTGAGGATGCAAAGAAGACCATTACAGAGCTTGGATATATGGATTCATTACAGAGAAGATTTGCTAATCTGAATGATATTACTGTAAATAATGTACTGTTCTCAAATAAGAGTGCTGCAAGAAGAATGGTTGGTGCAGATGATATTTTTGGGCAGATGGAAAAGGATGCTGCTGTAAGTCCTAAGAAGTTTTCTAAGGTTGAAGAGATTTCAGCACAGGATTTCATTGATAAGGTACTTCCAACTGCAAAGGAGATTGAAGCTTTTGTAGAGAATAAACATGAGAAGAATTTTGTTTCTATGATTGCACCTGTAAATCCAGACGCTAAGACAATGTTCAAATGGAATAATGGATTATCTTGGGCTTATTCAGGAAATATTACTGACTCTGATATGAAGCAGAATGTAAAAGCTGCTGGCGGTAATGTCGATGGTGTACTCAGATTTTCAATCATGTGGAATGAAGGACAAAATGATAACAGTGACCTTGATGCACATTGCAAAGAACCTGATGGAAACGAGATTTATTTTGGTAATTGTAGAAAACCAGAAACTTCAAGATGTGGAGGTCAGTTAGATATTGATATTACACGCCCTATGACGCAGATGGCAGGAAAACCTTCTGTAGAAAATATTACATGGGCAGATATGTCTTATATGAAGCCAGGTGTTTATAAGTTCTTTGTAAATCAGTATGCAGCAAGAGGAAGTAAAGGATTTAAGGCAGAAATTGAATTCAATGGTGAGATTTTTGCGTTTGAATATAATAATCCTGTTTCTGGTAATGTTCAGGTGGCAGAAGTTACACTTGACGAGAATGGCAACTTCTCAATTAAGGAAAAGCTGTCTGGAAGTTCATCTATCTCAAGTCGTGAGATTTGGGGTGTAAATACCAATCAGTTTGTTCCTGTATCAGTAATTAGTTACAGTCCAAACTATTTTGACGAGCAGGATGGAATTGGTCATAGACATTTATTCTTCTTCCTGAAGGATTGTGTAAATAGCGAAGAGCCTAATGGATTCTATCTTGAGTTCCTTGACAATGATTTAATGAAGCATAAGAGAGTATTTGAGGCTTTAGGCGCTAAGTGTCATGTAGAAGATACTGATGATCAGCTTTCAGGAATTGGATTCTCTATGACAAAGAGAGCAGATTTGGTTGTTAAGATTAAGGGTGCAACAGAGCGTGTAATGAAGATTAAGTTTTAATTAGAAAAGGAGATTATTATTATGACAAACAACGAATTATTTATCAATGCAACAAGAGCAAACTATCAGTTCCCATTCAGAGGGATGATTAATGTAATTGATTTGTGGGATTTATCTCTCACAAATCTGGACTCAGTATTTAAGACACTCAATGCAGAAGCAAAGAAGTCTGAGGAAGAAAGTCTTCTGAATACCAAGTCAAAGGAAGATGAGGAGGTTTCTAATAAGATTGAAATTGTCAAGTATATTGTTAGTGTGAAGCTGGATGAGAAGAAGAAGAGAGAAGACGCTAAGAAAAATGCTGAGATGAGACAGAGATTGCTTGAAATCAAGGCTAAGAGACAGGATGCAGCACTTGAGAACATGTCTGATGAGGATCTGGATAAGGCACTTGCAGAATTAAGTGAGTAATTGTTACAAATATACCATATATAGTATTGAAAATAAGCAATATATACTATATATGGTATATATTTTACATTAGAAAGAAACGCACATTTCTT